CACCCTGCCCGTCGGGTCGCTGAGGGTTAACTTAATAGACACGGCTAAGCATGTAGGCCCGAAAGCGGAGTACTGGCGGACGGGGGTTCAAATCCCCCCGGCTCCACCAAACACACAATACAAATCAAGCACTTAGCGTTCTACGCAAGTGCTTTTTTTGTGTCTTTTAGGGCTGTTTTGGCTCGGTAATGCCAGCTTAATGGCAGGCTCAGCGTAACGATCAACAGCGTCGACTTACAGGATGTGAGATGGATATCAAAAACAATCCCACCGGCCGCCTTCTTGACCTAATGGTTGTGGCGCGTACATGGGGTGACAACCAGCCTGCCAGAAAAGTATGGGCGCAAGTCTTCCAATGCGAGCCCCAGGATACTGGTGCGATCCTTTTAGGACTTGCAGCGTTGATCAACTTGGTTGCGCAGGCCAAGGCTGCAACCGAAACACATGTGACCAGAAATAGAGAACTATTCCTTGAGCCCTTCCCGAAACTCGAGGCGATGCTGTCCAAGATCGCCCTCGACGGGGCGTGGCAGTCCTCAAAGGCATTTCTTGATGACCGGACGATCTCCTGCTTAGAGTTCGGCGATCACGAGCTGGCACAGCACTTCGGCACCACGGCCATGAACGCGGATCTTATCAGCCAGTTTCTGACAGATTTGGATCGACTGATTCAGCAATGTGTAGATGCGGATATTCCGGCCGAGCTAAAAAAATTGTTTTGTAAGAACCTTGAAGATTTGCGGCGTGCGTTGATTGCGTACCGTATTTCGGGTGCGGATGGGCTTCAGGAGGAGATCGACAAGGTAGCCGGTTCCTTTGCTAGAAACAGTCAGTTGATTGAACAGGCGATTAAGGACGACGAACCGAGAAAACTAACCTCCTCGGTCTTTGATACGGTCGGGAAGCTGAACGACTCAATACAGCTTGTTGCGTCAGTAGCCCCCTACGCCGCAATGCTAGCGGCGCCTTACACTCATCTGCTCGGGCCATTCGGGGGCTGAGCTAAATGGTGTGGATTAGCTGGCGTAAGAAGAATGCGCTTGAAGGGGCGTCCCAGCGCACTCCGGATACCCTGAAAACCCCTGGTGGGAACAGTGATTGGTACAAAAAGTGGTACGAGTTCTTGACCGCCGACTATCTCCTTAGCCTTTCAAAAGCGTGACTGCCATGACCACCGACGACCTCGTTATGCCTGCCGCTGTTCGCCAAGAGCTGGATCATCTGCTAGCCACAATCAAGCGCGCCATGACAAGCGATGAAGCAGAGCGAGCCGGCCTCCGTGCAGAAGGCTTTGTTCTGGGCGTCGAGCGATTGAAGGCGCTCCAACTTGTCTCCATCGAGGCGCTATACCTGCTTGTTGAGCAGGCTGTGGAGTTGCGATCCGGAGACCTAATAGCTCAAAAGTAGGCAGAGTCGCGACTGAAGTCTTTACCCTGCACGTGCTCGTGGTTACGATGCTAGCTCAAAGCCATCGGAGACCTGCACATGGACGCAAAAGCTCGCCTGATTCAAAAAATAAAAGAACGCGACCGCGAGATTGAAACAGCAGCCGCTACCCGTAACAGCGCTTTGAATTCGTTCAACAAGGACCTTGCCGAGTTGCATAACATGCTCCGAAGCCTCGTAGAGGATCTGCCGTCCGTCAAAATCGAATCGCTGGCGTCGATTGTCGATGGAGAAACCTTCAAGGATGGCAGCCTTTCAATCGAGCTTTATGGGAATGTCATGACGTTTGACGTTGCGAAAGAGGCGGGTAAGTTTGGATTGAATGTGACCAACATCTGGAGCCGTCGGACCTTTCTAACCCCTCTCCGCTTGCACCAGTGGGCCGGTAGCACGAATTCGGAAAGCTTCGTGCTTACAGATGATCTTATCTTGGAAAAATTGGAGGGCTTCGTAGAAAGTCCTGTTGCGAAACGCATCAATCTTTGGGATTGATCTTCGCCCTGATTTCCAACGCTCGCAATAGCATCGGTTGCGCCAATGGTCGATACATCGCGACCGTTGACGCCTGGATACCCTCCTGATTGCCGCTGGAAATCAGATCTTTCTGACTCCGATCTGGCCTACCTTGACCTTGGAATCAAGGGCGATTCCAGCAGCCAGGTAAAGGCCCATCCTCCAGCTGATCACGGTCTCAGTTAAGTCGAAGCTGTAGCGCTGAGTCTCAAGCGCCCCCTTCCAGTTCGCCGGCAGCGTGAACGGCTCTTGGTACTTGTCCATCGAGCGGTAATACAAGAGCGACGAGGCGCCGCCGACGGGCTTCGTGACGATCAGCTCAGCTTCCCATCCCAGAATGCCCCGGGTCGTTCCCACAATCTCCGGCGCGGCCACCATCTCGATGACGTCACCGACGACCAGGTTGCTCAGGGTCAGGTTCGCCGCTGGCTGGACGTAGATGTATCCGCCGGCCGCCGCCATCGTCCCGCTTAGCTCAATGCACTGCGCCTCGCCGAATGCTGCCGGTTCCTTGTACCAGCGTGTCGCAACACCGGCCAGGCCAGAACCTGCGGCCTTGTGACTGTCCGCCAGCACCGAACCTGCCACCGGGTTGACGGCCGCATTGATGACGCCAGTGGTACCGGCCAGCAACGGGTTGGCATTGAGACAGCCGAAGGGACGAATCGCCGAGTACAGATCGGCGGCGTCAGTGGGCAGCGGCACGCCGAAGAACTCGAAATAGGCATTGATGATCGGCACGCAGCGGGACTGAATGAAGTCCGCGCCGATCAGGTTCGGGTGCAGGTCATCGACCGTCATGGCCTGGGTGAAGCCATCCCAGATGTTCACAACCGGCACGAACTGCTTGACGTAGGTCAGCACCCAGTCCTTGTAAGCGATCGCGTCCGCCAGTGCCTGGCCGGTGAGTGCCTTGGTACCGAACCGCGGCGTGCCGGTGCCGACAATCAGGTACTTCCCGGGCGTGTTCTGGAACGCCGTGATGGCCTTCATCACGTTGGCCTTGCTGTCGGCGAGCGTCATCCCCGGCGTCGTGCTGTCGTTCGTGCGCGATAGCAGCATCCACAAATCGGCCGTCGCTGAAGTCAGGCAGGACGGCAGTCGTGGCATGAACTGTCCAGTGTGGTCGCCGACCTTTCCCTGGTTGTCCAGGTAGCTCGGGAACAGGCCGGTCTTTGCCGCGATGGCCCCGGCGTAGCCATAGGCTTCGGTGCCGAACGCCTTGGTGTCGATCGTGTGGCAGTTCGCGCTGAAGCTATCGCCCAACAGGCCAAGACCGCGACGGATGCGGCGCCGGGTCGGCTGCGCCTCGGCGAGCAGGGTCATGCGAACACCTCGAATGCAGCGCCAGCAGATGGCACGAATCTTACCGTGGCCGGCGGGATGTTGAGTTGGTAAGCCCCGTCGTTCCAGAGGGTGTCGGACGTCACCCAGCTGTCGCCCATTTTGACCTGAATTGCGACCGAGCCGCCGTTCGCCTTTACGCCCAGAGTGACGCGCATCGCGCGCTCATAGGCCTCTTCTTTTGTCGTCGTTTGCACAGCGCTCTCCGTTTGGGCGGGATATAGGTTGCCGGTATCAGGGCACGTCGCGGAAGAAAACGTGGTTGCCCAGCTTCAGTGTCCGCGTCGCCTTCGCCGCCCAGTCCGGCGCCTTGGGCATAGTGGTCGCGTAGTAGTGGGTCGCGCCGCCAGTAGGGTCAGCCACCTTGCCGTCGATCACCTGGTCAGCAGCAATCCGGCACTGCGCCAGCTCGCGGAACGGTATCTGCCGGGCGCCGGTCAAGAACTGATAGTTCGGGTCGTTGCGGTTCCAGCAACTGAATTGGTATGGCTTCTGGCATACCCCGGCGTAGCCCTCGCCCCACCACGACTTGTCTTTTCCGTCATCCACCCGGTTGCGGATCGTCCAGGCCACGGCCACCATCCCGGCCAATCCTTCCCCACGCGCCTCGCCCCACAGCGTGCGAGCCAGTACATCGCGATCTTTCTCAGTCACGGTCATAACTTTTCTCCAGGCATAAAAAATCCCGCTCGATGGCGGGTTTCGGTATTGCTGTGCTGCTGTTACGTGGCTGCAGGTTGGGCGGCGAGTTTCAGTGCGTTCACCTCGGCGCGCAGCTCCTTGATCGCACCCATCAGGTCCGTGATCAGAGCAATTGGCTCAAGTTGCTGGATGACGGGGTTGCCGGCCTCGTCCGTGCCGTCTTTTTCGCCGCTTACCGCAAGAGGGTTTACGGCCTGGGCTTCGTGAGCGATAAGACCCTGATAGGTCGTCCCGTCACCTCGGAACACGGCGCCGAACACCTTCTTCTGGAACGTCACAATGCGGTAGGCATCGATACGATCAAGAAACGAGGGAACATCCGCGTCCTTCACGAACTTCTTGATACGGTAGTCGGACGTAAACAGGGACACGGAACCGACGTAGGTGGCATCGATGTAAGCGTCAATGGCCGAGCCGGTCCAGTTGAAATTGTATACGGTGCCGCCGCGCGGGCCGCTGAAGCCCGATCTGCACCAGGTTCCGCTTGAGCCGAAGCGCCCAGCCAGGGTTAGGGTACCGGCGCTGTCATTGATCAACCGGACATCGTAGTCAGCGGCGCTGTTGTTGTAATGCCAGTCGATGTAGGGCGAAGCTGATACAAGTTCCAACGAGGCCAGCGTAGGGGCCTGCGCAGGGCCAAGGCCAAGGGCTGTACGCGCCGCTGCGGCGGTGTTGCCACCGGTGCCCCCCGAGGCTATCCCGATAGGTGCACCGGTGACGCTCAAGGTCGGCACAGTCAACAGGCCGTCGTAGGAGTAGGTCATTGACGGTCCGGTGGCGGTGTTGCCCGCGTTCACCGAGCGCCAGCTATAGCCGCCAAGTCCCCCGCCGCGGTTGACAATGAAATGCCCCTCGCCTTGGCTGGATGAGTTCCACCCAATGTATAGGCCCTGCTGGTTGTAAAGCGCCGCTGCCTGCTGCACACCTAACTCGGAGATCAGCACTCGACCGTCGGTTCGGCCTGTACCCCCTTTGGCGACTGGAACAGTGCTTTCCACCGAAACCGTGCCTAATCCCAGCCCGGTCCGCGCCGTCGCTGGGGTAGTGCCACCAGTACCGCCTTTGTCTACGGGCAAGGTGTCGAAATTGCCGGTCGTACCGAGCGCGGCCATCTTGTCGCCGAATTGCAGGCGCAGCTGGTTGAAGGCATCCACCAGGAGTTTTGGATAACCCTGAACTGGCATGACGGCGTACGTCGCGCCGCTCACAGTCACACCCTTGTAGGCCGGCAAGATCGAGATCACAGTCGGGCTGGCCACGTTGGTGATTTCGTAGCTCAAGCCGTCGGGGCCGACGAAGGCATCCCCTACTCGCGCATTGGCGTCGAAAGCGGCGTTAGTGCCAGTCACCGCAGTTGATCCGTTTGTAACGGACACAGTCCCACCTCTGAGCCAAGGCATCAGATATCTCCATTGATATTTTGGTTGGCGCAAATTGCGCAGCGCTACACGGCCAGCTTCGCAAACAATGCAGGTAAGAACAGAGTGTTTGGGTTACTGAACCCCTCAGCAACCGCATAGAGTTTTCCGTTGGCAAAGTCCCAGAGAGTTCGAATATCTCTCCCGCCGACCACCCCATTTAACATTTTCATGCCGAACGAGTTAGCGAGTAGATATTCATTTTCTGGAAAGTTGAACGGTACAACGAAGAAGTTAGCGGCGCTGCCAGTGGGGCTTAATTCATAATGGTCATAGTTCCAATTCTGGAATGCGCGAGTGAACAACGCAGTAGGCGTACCGGTATCAAACAATAACCTGGACGATCCATCCCAAAGACGCATACCAAACGAGGCCAGCGGTTGGGCTCCAAAAGTCGCAGCAAAGTATCTTCCATTTGGCTTGGCGGTCTGGGTGCTGTAGGTCCGGACATAGAACCCCGTCCACGCCCCCGGTGATCCAATAAGGCGAAAGAACTGAAACGCACCTATACCGAAGGTGTCTGGTCGACAAAAGACCATTGGTGGTTCCTGGCTCGTGATTACAACCGGGAACAACGTGCCGGAGCCTAACCCATTTTCTTCTGTCGGCGCATAGCGGCCCGTACAGATGACGTTCATCCTCGCGTACTCGGAATCCAGAGTTACCAAGCCAGCGTTGTTGATGAATTGCAGGCCGTAGCTCATCAGGCAAACCTTATAACGAATAGACGCATCGTGCCGCTTGCTGTGTAAGAGTCGGCAAAAGCACGGTTGAAGTTGTAAACGCGGGCAACGCCCTCAATCATTTCAGTTTCAAACTGCCGCGCATTTGCGAGACTGTAATCGCCGTTAGGCAGCACCACCGCTACGGAATTGCTCGCGTTGCAGCCGGGGACCGCAAAGGTCTGATTAGTCTTAGTTGCGCCGCTGAAAGTCACAAGTATGGAGAGTACAACCCGCATGGTGAACGAGTTTTCATCCATCTGGAGCGCCCCATCGGCGCCCCATATCCTCATTCCATATGCCATCGCTTACCCCAAATAGCCCAGACGCACGCGTAGAACGTTGTTCACGTCGTACACCGAGACGTTTTGCGAGTTGATTACCAACCGTCCCTGCCCCGGCACAATCCCGTTGATTTCAAGCGTTCCGTCCTTGTTCAGAATCCAGCCGCTCTGCCCCGCCACGTAGTTGGTCGAACTGATGTAGCTGCCAATTTTGGCGTTGGTGATGGTGCCGTCCTGGATGAACGTCGAGCCAAGAAACAGCTGACCTCCTTGGGCAACAAATGGCGTCGAGATCGCGCCGCCTGCAATGGAGTTCACAAGCGCAAATCGGTCGGCTGACAGCAGTATCTGGCTTTGTAACACCCCACCAACATTTTCGATTCCCGCCCCAATCCCTGCCATTACGTACTGGCCGTTCGAATTAACCTGCAGCTTCACCGAATACATCGCCGACAGCTTGCCGTCAGTAGAGGCTTGGGCTTTGCTTACCGTTTGCACCGAAGAGCTCGCATCACTGGCCACCGCCTGCACCTGATCCAGCTTCGTGGACAGTGCACCATCTGCATCGGATCGGGCCGTAGCCTCGGACCGAATCGCAGACTCATTGCTTCCAACGGCCGCCGACAGCGTCGTCAATTGCTGCGCGGTGGCCTGCTGGTTTGTAGCGACCGTGGTTTCAATGATGGTTATCTTCGATTCGTTGGTCCCGACGCGGGAATCCAGCGTCGTGATGCGCTGGGCCTGAGCGAAGTCCTGCTCAGTCCTTACCTTCACTTCCTGGGCGTAGCTGGCCGTCGCGTCCCACCCCTTCAACGCATCAGCCATCAAGCCTTCGATGGGATCATCACGGGTGGAAGCTTGGATCGCTTGCAGTTGCGATGCAGTCGAGGTCGTCTTGCCGTCGATGGTCGTGATGTCAGTCGTGTTCTTCGTGACCTGCGCGGCCAGGCCGTTGGCGGTTCGGATCGACTGGCCGCTGTTGACCCAGTAAGCCGGGTTCGGCGGTCCGTTTGATCCGTCGGCTTTGGCAGGCACGTCGATGATCGCCGTCCACAGGGTGTCGCCAACCCTGACCGTGTTGTCGCGCACATAGGCATCGGTCGGCACATAGGCCAGTGCGTCGACCAGATCACCGATCTCGTCCTTGATCTCGTTGATCCGCTCGTTCACCGAGCCCGGGCCGTCCCCGTCGATCAGATCAATGCGCTCGAGCAGATGTTGCCCGAGCTCCGTTTCCCCGATCTGGCCGGCGATCATGTCGAGGATCGCGCCAGCTTCTGAACTGGTCTGGCCCATCACTCCAATGCCGGCCGGGTACCACAGTCCGACATTCCCCGAGCGGTCGACCAGCCGAGCCCAGAAGAAGAATGTCACGCCGGCGCGCAGGCCTTGCATGTTGTACTCGGACTGCGGATAGGCCAAATCGCTGAGCTTTGTTGCGGCCGCACGGTCATTTGTCGGGCCATACCAGATTTCGGTCCGCTGGGTGTCCTCCGCACCAGGTGGGAAAGTCCACTTTAGGTGGATGCCGAAGATCAGCGCCGACGCTGTAAGCGAGGTCACCGCTGGCGGCAAGCCCTCCTTGCCGTTCAGCTGGGTCAGGATCGAGCTGCGCCATACCGAGGAGATGTCATAGGCGCTGACTGCACGAACTCGCGCTAGGTAAGCCCCGGAATAGATGCCGACGATATCGACGCTGGTCCCGCCAGTGCGCTGCACCTTGATCCAGTTGCCGTTGTCCTTGCGCCACTCGACGTCATAGCCCACCGCGCCATTCACCGCGGGCCAGGCGATCGTCATGGTGGTGACAGCGAGGCCCTGGGCGATCGCCGTGGTCGAGGTCAGTGTCACGCTCGCCGGCGCCGGAACGACGGTTAGAGGAATCACGCTGATCGGCCGCTCTTCCAAGCGCGCACCAGTGTCGATGTATGCGAACTTGCTCGGCTCGTATTGGAGCGCCGAGATCTCGTAGTCGCCTTCGGTGGTCCGTTTGGTGCTCAAAACACGGAACAGCGGGATGGCAAGGTCATCGGCGTCGAGTGCCCACTGAAGCTGCGGATTGGGCGTTTCGCTATATGCCGTGGTTACCGTGATCGCTCGGCCATTCACAGCCTGGACCGTGCGGGCTTGTGCTTGGCCGCTCGGAAGATTGATGATCAACCGGTCGCCGACCTTCGCCGCGGTGTCTCGGTCCAGCGTCACCACGCGCCCAGAGGCGGCAGAGATCCGCCCACCAACTTCGCGGCCAGCGATCACTGAGTCAGCCACCGGGATGATGTAGCCCGGCAGCGGTATTGCGCCTTCCATGCCTGTCTTGAACGTGACAGTCCGATCTTGGTTGTTGCTCATCACCACCCATTTACCGCGGCGCTGAGCCTCCGACGCCCGAGTACAACCGATCGCGCTGATCTCGACAGGCTTGTCCTCAAAACGCCGCTGCAGCTTCAGGTCCGAGTAAGCCGTCACGTCGGTGTCGTAGTTGTTAGCCGGGTTGTCGTAGCTGACGATCGCGCGCGTGTAGCGTGTTTTTGCCGAGGCACTGCCGTAGTCCATCTCCCCGCCAATCACGTTGGCCCGGGTGAACACGTAGTCGAAGTCCTGCGCGCGCGGCATGTCCGCCTGCATCACGAGCTGGCCCTGCGCCCAGTAAGTCATGCCCCGGTAAATCGCCGAGATGTCGCGCAGCAGCGTCCAGGCATCGGCCTTGCCCTGAAGGTTCATGTCACAGAGAAAGCGTGGCTCCTGCCCACCGATACCGTCCGACACCAGCTGGTCGCAATACTGGGCAATCCGATATAGCTCCCACTTGTCGACCATGTAGGGCTTGATGCGCTTGCCAAGTCCGAAGCGATCTACCGTGCAGATGCCGTAGGTGACCCACGCAGGGTTGTTGGTCCATGCTTGCTTAAAGGTCCCGTCCCAGACGCCGGTATAGGAGCGTGCGACCGGGTCGTAGTTGCTTGGGACCTGCCACTTGCGGCCCTTGCACTTGATGGTCACGGCCGGGATGTTGCTGAACTGCTCGGCATCGAATTCGACGTACAGCAGCGCGGTATTTGGATAGCGGAGCTTTTCGTCGATCACATCAGTCAGACCGGCAACGAGCATCGTGTCGGCGACTTTGTTGGTGTTCTGATTCGCTGTAAGGCGGCGCACGCGGATCTGCCACCCAGAAGTCGCCGCCGGCAAATCGATACGGCGGGACCGTTCATACCGGGTCGTCGTCTTTCCGTCCACAGCCTCGGCGAGCACCTGTACGTACGCGCCGCCGTCGGTGGCCAGGTCAACGGCATACTCGATTCGGTACCCGCCGACGTTGCCCTCATCATCCTGCCGCTGCAGCGCTGGCCAAGCGAGCCGAATACGCACGGCAGAAAGCTGGATGTTGGGGATCGAGCGAACCCACGGGCTGTCGCTCCGCAGCTCGACGTTGATGGTGGTTTCGTTCTCGACTGACGGGATACCGGGGATGTAATCCTGCTCAACGGAGCCGGAGCGCCACTCCCACTTCACATTCGGGAAATTGACGTTTCCGCTGGAGTCGTTGATCGGCGTGTTATCCAGGAAGATGTCAGCGGCCGTGGGGACGCCTTCAAACTCGCCCTCGCCCACCGCTATCAGGATCTTGGCCAAGTTGGTGGAACGCAGGCTGTCGGTTGCCTCCGTCGGCGTTTTCGGGCTGCTGCTGCCGCCTTTGGCGCCCCAGATGTCCACTTGCTCAGCTGCGCCCATGCTTTCCTCCAGGCATAAAAACCGCCAATCGGCGGTCAGGTCTTCCAGTTCAAAATCAGGTTTTGTCTTCAGCGAGGATCGATGCCGAGATAATCGCCCCGCCCCACCGGCGTTCGCCGATGCAGATCGCAACAGGGTTTCCACTGGCAGTCGTGTTCTTGGCACTGCCAAACGCGTAGGAAGGCAGGTTGTCGGGTGAAGCGCTTTGCTTCAAGCCTCCGGCTTGCGGGCTCAGCAGTTGAATAACCCCGCCAGCAGTTGTTCCTACCCCAGCAGCAAGTATTCCCGCTTGCGCTCCTGGCGCAACGAAAAACGAGGCCACTATCAATACTATGCCGACTATGGTCTGAAGCACCCCTGCACGCTTTGCGCCGTGTATGACTGGCACAATTCTGATCTCGTTGGCGCCGCCAAGCTGCATAAGCTCTGAGTTGTTCGAGCCCACATTTTTACGATTACGATAGACAGCGAATCGCATGCCAAGCCTGGCCAGTCTTGAAATTTCCTCTGTCCATCCTGGAAGGGTGGCCTTCAACGCGCGCATGGCTTCCCAGCCATCCCCCTTATCCAGCAGATAATCTTTCTGGCGAAAAAACTTTCTGATCAAAGATCCTGAAAGGTAAATCGTTGTTCGCGATGCTGGACTCATATTTTTCTTCCACAAAAAAGCCGCCATTAGGCGGCTCACGCAGTTGATCACTGATATTCGACATAAGGGCCGATTGTTATCCCCGTCATGTCCGAGCTCAGCCTTAGAATTGACTCTTTTTGATTGGTGACATTTGTGCTTATTGTTCTGATCGCTTGACCAGCGCATAAGCCCATTCCAGCCAAGCCGACCCCCACGCTGTAAGACCCTGGACTTAATAAGAAACTCGCTTTCTCGCCCGACCCCAGCTTGGCAGACTTTTTACCATCGACGTAGACGACGAAGTCACACCCTGAAGCGTTTACTCCACTATCGCGCAAAACGGTGATCTTTCCATATGATCCTGCAGGAGTGGATTGGAAAGCGTATATCTCGTCCCTAGGGGCTTGCTTCGCCTCCGAGATAGATATCGGGTTGGATGAGCATCCCGCAAGCAGAGCAACTGCAAGCGCTCCAATTAAAATTCGCATGATGATCCCTCAATAAGAAAGGACCGAGCGTATCACTGGGCGTGGCTATGGCGAAGTATCAGCCGAGTGCGGTCATGCCAAGGGCCGCCGAAGATGATGATCTCCGATGGCCTTCCGTACAGGTGGTGGAGCAGGAACGGACCGGCGCCGTGCACAGCAGTCGACTCGCCTGGCAGCGATGAATCTGAGCCGAGGTAAATCCCGGCATGGTTCGGGTGTTTCGTCCGCCCCACTTCCATGACAATCATGTCGCCCCGCTGCGGCGTGCCAACACGCTCAAACCCTGCTGACTCGTAGGCCTGCTCGTAGAGGCTCGGCCCCTCGCGCTGCTCCCACCAACCGTCCTCACGCGTGAAGGCTTCGAACTCCAGCCCCCATTCGCGCTTGTACCAGTCAGCGCATATCTGCCAGCAATCCCACGCGCCGTGCACGAACGGCCGGCCCAACAGCGCCGTATTGCCGGTGGGAACGATCGTTCGCAGATCGCCTTCCGGCCAGCTGAGGATGTGCCAGGGCAATTCCGTCGCCTCGCACATCGCCAGATCGCGCGGAGACGGCCTGCTCGTGGCGTCCGGGTGCGAGTGGACGATTCCGATCACTTCGCCTAAGTCCTCGGCGGCGGCGTAATCCTCCGGCGAGATCCGAAACTCTTCATTGGGATCAGCCGCAGTGTTGGTGCACGGGATGTACTGCTGCTTTCGGCCGATGCTGATCAGCAGACCGCAACACTCGCGCGGGTAATCGGCGGCGGCGTGCATCTGAACCGCCTTGAGAATATGTTTCAGCATGGTCAGCTCCTGGCGATCAGAGAAACGGCAGGGAAGCCGCCAAAGGGCAGCGAGTTGCCTTCACCGAAGCGGGGAACACAACCGCGCCCGAGAGTCGCATCGCACTCGTCTTTCTCCGGGTCGTCGGTGAGATTCCCGTCCTTGTCCCGGTACGGCCCGGTGTAATTGCAATTGGGCCCGCGGTAACCGCCGGTAAGGCACCAATGACACAGTGTTGTCATTTGCCGTCCGATGGATTCCCCGCCGACGTCGCCCGGGCTCGCCAACTCCCACGACACGCTCGAGCCGTTTTCAGATGTCTTTTGGTCCAGATACCAGACTTCGATCGTCTCCTGCGAGGGGTCGGCGTCCGGGTTCCCTCCTGGGAAGTTCTCGGCATCCAGATATGTGCCCAGCGTGTGGCGCATCGTCAGCTTGAACTCCAGCAAGTCTGCGAAGGCCAGGCACAACGCGGTGATCCGGCCGTTGACGTTGCCCACCGAAAGAGTCGGCCGCACTGCCGTGCCGTCGCCGGTAGCTTCGATGCCGTCGATCTGCATCGGCCAGGCGCCGTACTCCTGCCCCTGCCACCAGATCGCCTTGGCTGGCAACTGGTCGGCATCGGCGCCGGCGGCTATCAATTCCGCTGCGGTGTAGGGAATGGCGTGTCCGTGGAACCGCAACACATCCGCGCCGTAATCAGACCCATCCAATTCAAACAGCAGCACTTCACTCCCAGGCTCGAGCACCTGGATGTCTTTGATCAGCGGCATGTTTTACCTATGGGATGAATGACTGGGTGAACGTGGTCGTCAGGGTGTAAAAACCTACGCCATTCGGCGAGACAGTAGGGGCTGACGCCCGGTAGAAACTCATCTCGCCGAGTGGTGGCGTCCAAAAGAACGACTTGAACCCGGCGTGCCGATCAAGAAACGCTTTGATCTCAAGCGCCACGGCCTCGCGCACAACGAATGTCAGAGGCCATACGTCGACTTTATTGTTGGGCCCATCGCCCACCACCTGCTCGTATCCATTGCCGAATTTGCTGGAGCGGGTCCGGTACTCGGGCGTGCTGGTCGTCTCCAGCTTCGGACACCAGGTGAAAGTCTCAACGGCCATTAATGACCCTCCAAATTGCGCCGCCAGGGCGAAGCTCTTCAGCGATCGCCTGCTGCGCGCCGCGCTTGGCGGTATCGGCGTAAGCCTGCCCGACCGCCTGCATATCCTTCGCCGACGAGTCGTTTGCCGCGCTGGGCACTGTGAAGTTTTGCTGAATGACGACCGAGCCGCCGGCAGACGACGCGCCAGTGGCCGCTGAGGCCCCAGACGCCAACCCTACGTAGCCACCATCGGCATAACCCGGCTTCCCGGACTTGTTCAACCGTTCAAGGTACTCACGCATCCCCGGCTGCTGAACCACTTCCTTGCGAATCACCACCTCGCCGCCGTGAACGACACCCATCGGCTCGTACTTTCCGCCGTCGCCGGTATAGCCGCCGTCCCAATGCTGCGAGGAAAGCCAGCTCTGGTAAGCGGCGCCGGTATAGCCAGCTTGAGTCGAACCAGAGGAGCCGCCACCGAAGTACGTGGTAGCTGCGGTTGTGGCCAGACCGAGAAGCGCACTGGCCCCTGAAGAAACCGCCTGCCGGGCCGCAATACGAGCCAAGTCAGCAAGAACGGATTTGGCGAAATCGGCAATAGAGGCCTTGCCCGTCATGGCGAAGTTCACCACCGAGTCTTCAAGACCGCTGAATACGCCGGTAAACAGGCTCTTTGTTTGGCCGGCGACGTCCTTGGCGCTTTGCAGGTAGTCTTGGTACGCGGACGAGGCCCCCACCGTCCAGTCGCTCTGGGCCTTGTCGACGTCCACGTAATACTGCCGCTGCATCGCCAGGCGCTGGTCAAGCGCGCTTTTCAGCGTGGCCGTCTCTTTGTCATAGAGGTCGGTGCTGAACTGGTCCTTGTTGCTCTTGTTGTAGTCGGACGTCAGCTTGTCCATCTGTGATTGATAGGACTGCTGGATGTTTCGCTGTTCCTGGAGCCGCTGTTTTTGGACATCGCCCAGACCGGCGCCGGCGAGATTGTTGTCCAGACCCTGCTGCGCGACGCTGAGCTGACTGCGCACGTTTTCGTCGAAAGCCGCGAGCTTGCGTTGGGTTTCCACCGCCTTTTCGCGGAGCGTGTTCTCCGCCTCGAGCGCAGCGTTTCGCTTGAGCTGGGCGGTGTAAAGGTCAGAGCTGGCCAGCAGAGATTTCTGATCCGCCGTCAGCGTCTGCTTGTTCTTGATATCGGCGAGCTGCTGTTCCCACTCGACCAATTTCTTCGCGTTCGCGCCGAGGGTTTGGCTGGCGGCGTTCTGATCACCGATAAGCGCGCCCTGCTGCTGAAGCGCGGCGTATTGCTGCCGTGCCACGTCCAGCGCCTTGGTCCCTGCGTCCTCGCGGTACTGTGGAGTTTTTGGCGCGGCCGGGTCCTTGTACTTGTCGTTGATCGCGGCGATGTCTTTCGCCTGCTGACCAGCCGAGAGTAGCAGCGAGGAGTCGCCTGTCTTGCGTGCCTGGATGATCCGGCGCTCTACCAGCAGCCGGTAATCGGCGAGCTCCCGGGCACGCTTATCAGCATTGCTCTCCGTGTCCTTGCGGAGCTTGTCCAGCTTGAGCTGGTCGTCCAGCGCCTGCTGCTGCTGTTGCTGCGCGAAACCTTTCGCTGCGGCCCGACGATCCTCTTCAGCTTTCTGAACAAGCTTGTCAGTTTTGTCTCGCTCGAGCGCTTCCTTGCGGAATGAGTCATCCGGGGTCAGGTTGCTCATAGGGTCGACGAGCTGGCCCTTTGCGTTGCGCTGGTTGCGTTTCGCAGCATTTGCCGCAATTGCGTCGAGCTGCTCGTCCAGTTTCTTGATCTGCTGGTCGAGCGTGTCCTCCCGGCCGACATTAAGCGCTGCATCCCATGCCAGTTTGGCGGCGGACATTACGCCAGCCCATGCGGACTCAAGGGTGCCGAGGTTGTTTTTGATGGACGTCGAGGTCCGGTTCAGCCCATCCTCATAGGCCGCTGTAGCGACCGCCGCGGCATCCTGAGTCTTGCCCTGCTCCTGCAGCGACCTGATGTTCTCGTAGGTCGTCGCCGTCAGGAAATTCATCGACTCGTTGAGCTTCAGAATTTCCGCGACCGGGTCCTTGGCGATGCGCTCAAAGTTCTTGACCGTCTCGTCAGCCGCGACACCTGTTGCCGACTGGAATTTGATCGCGGCTTCTGCAATCGATTCGAAGGCGGTGACAGGAATCCGCGTCGAGCTGGCCAACTGCGCCAGAACCTCCGCTGCCTTGCCTACAGTGCCGCCCGACTGAGCGACTTGACGCGCCATGTCGGCCAGGCCGTTTGCACTCGCGCCGGCGGTGTTGCCCGTCATCGCGAGTGCCGCGTTATAAGCCGTCGCCTCGTCGCTGCCCTGCTTATAGGCCAATGCCAGCACGGCAGCTGCAGCGGCGGCAACTGTGAAGGGGTTCACAAGGCCAAGGACGTAGCCACCCAAAGCTTTTGCCGCCGGCCCGGCACCGCCGAACATATCCTTGAGCTGACCACCCTGTTGCAAGAACACCGTCAGCGGGTTCTGTCCGGCTTGCAGCGACACAGCGATATCGGTGAACTGAGCAGGAATGCCACGCAGGTTGGCCGCATATTGCTTCGCGGTCTGCCCGTTCTTGGCCATGACGCGGTCGACCTTTTCGACCGCATCGCGCTGCTCGTTGAGTTTTTTCAAGTAATCATCGAAATCGCTCTTGTCCAGGCGCCCGGATGCGCGATGCTTGCGCAGCTGCTCTTCCATCTTGTCCAAGCGGCCATAGGCCCCGACCACCGGATCAATCTGCCCGACCAGCTTGTCCAGCTGGCCAGCCTGATAGGCCGCTTCCTTGGTGGCCGACTTCAGCGCGCGCTGCGCACGGTCCATCCCCTTTTCGAAGCCGCCGGTGTTCGCCACCAGATCGACCGTTAACTGGCCGAGCGAATCAACAGCCATAAATCACCCCTTCACGCGCTGCAATAGCGCCAACAGATCCTGCGGCGTGGCAGCCTTCGGGCCGTCTTTAAAACCGCGATCCGGCATGAAATCCGAAAACTTGGCTTTACCGCCCATGACGTTGTTGAACACGGTGGCCAGCAGGGCGAAACCCTCATCGAGGCGAAGGCCCAGATTCAGTGAACCGGTTTGAAGCCGGTACCGCATCCAGTCCATCGCCTCGACGTAGGTCATTCTTTGCTTGGCTTCGGCGATCGTCGTCCCGAGGACGATGGCGAGCTCGTGCCAGAGCTCTTCCTCGGGTTGGATTTTTTTTCGAGCGCGCCCTCCGGCACCTTGTTGACCTCACCGATGGCGGCGAGCAACACAATCGCCAGCTCCGCGCAAAGCGGGCCGTGACCGGTCTCTGGCCCACCGACTACGTCCTCCACGGTGAACACCGGCACACCGTCTTTGTCGGTGATGCAGGAGGCGATGCGCTGGGCGGCCAAGTCGCCGCCGCGGTCCTGGGCATCCCACCGCTGGGTCAGCGAAATGAACGACTCCTGCAGCACGTACACGGTGGCCTTCTGCGGCTTCCCGTTCGCGTGCCAGCTGACCTCCTTTTTCTGCGGTGCCGAGATGAAAGCCCCGGACGCTTTGAGCGAAGCGATATTCAGATCCATGGAGGTTCCTTACGGTGCGGTCTTGGCGATCAGCACGGGCTCGCCCGACACTTGAATACCAACGGTGGATTTCACGACGTCACCCAGCGCGAACTGGAACGGAAAGCTGTTCATGTAGCCTTCGAAGGTGAGCCAGGTGCGGGTGTTTGGCAGGTCGAAATCGACGTCGGTCGCCACCACTGCGCGAGCCGTCGCACCGGTACCAGAACCACCTGTAAGCGCAACGGTTGGTGCGCTGATGTAGCCGGCGCCCTCGTTGGTGATGGTGAATCCGGTGACCTTTCCGTTTGCGATTTGCGCCGTCGCTGTCGCGCCAGTGCCCCCGCCGCCGGTGATTGCGACCGTAGGAGCAGCGGTGTAGCCGGTACCCGCCGAATTCAGCACCAGGGCAGCCAGGCCGCCCGGAGTGCCGACGAGAGGCTGGATGCCTTCTTCGGTGTCGAAGTTGAAGCCGTCCGACCAGCCCACAACCCACTTGAGCTTCGTGCCAGCGGTCTTCAACTGGTGCAGGCGCAGGTGAACCGGATTTTTCGGGTCCATGTTCAGGCCGAATGTGGCCGAGCCAGGCTCCGCAAGACCGGCCTCATACTCGCGCCCTTTCGATTTAGTGCACGTCACGTCGATCTGGGCGACAGAGGTATCAATACCGTCCAGCGATGTGAAGCAGCCCACGTCGAGAATGCTGTTGTCAGCCGGATCGATCGCGAAAAGCTCCGTGCCCTGAGTTTGAATAGTCAATTTGTTACTCCCGATTTCCTGCGAAATCACTTATTGGCGGGCATAAAAAAACCCGCCGGAGCGGGTCGTTCTTTCAGGTTTTCCGGCTATGGGCTCACCAGCCAGGCAACATCGAAACCTTTGCGGTAGTTCTTGGTGACGCTGTCCACGGTGTCGACGCCGAAGCCGGTGATGTAGGCCCGCTTCCCGATGGCTTTGCGCATGACAGAGACCACCGCATCGGCAGAGACCGCTGTCGTGGCGTAGACATCGATCTGCAGGCCGTACCGGTCTATTTCGGGCTGCCCGTTGATGTAGTTCAGGGGCGAGCCGCTGACCACCTGCCAAACCGCGTACGGCTTGGCCACGTCCTGCGGTGCTTCACCGTGCGGGTAGAGCCGGAGCGGGGTGTCGCCGAGCAGCGCGGTCACAGCAGGATCGGCTTTGCACACCTGGGTAATGGGCGCGAGCATCAGTTCACCCCGAGCTTGATCAATTGGTACTTGGCCGAACCGAGGAACTCCTTAAACAGAGCCTCGCGGTTGTTGGCCAGCGCCGGCCGCAGGAATGGCCGAGCCCGGTTTTTCTCGGTGCCGAGCTCAACCCACCACCAATAAAACGTGTTGCCGCCGCCCTGCCCTTTTTTACGCTTACGGACACCGACCGACATCACCACCGCGCCAACCTCAATGCCGATCGCCTTGCGCTCAACGATCGCGAGGTTCTTCGGGATGTAGTTCGAGGTTTCCGGGTCATCGATCCGCGCCGCCCGGTCCTTTGCGTCCGCGAGAACGATCTCCATCGCATCCTTGGCCGCCGGCGTGACGACCTTGCGGCGCATCTCCTCGGTCAGCCCGCGAAATTTTTCGGACAGCTCCTCAGTGCCTTTGAGCTTGTACTGGACCCAATCACCCATCGTTCGTGCCCTCGCTCGCTGGAAACGTCAGGTACTCCTTGCCGGAAACCGGATCTCGCAGGATTCCGTGCAGGTTGTAGATCCTTCCGTCATGGCGAGCGCGCATGGTGGCGTCGAAGCCGTCCCGGTACCGGACCACGATCCTGCAGGTGACCTCGGATTGAGTCGACTGCGCGGAAATGAACTCGCGCACGCTTAAATCCTTGACCGCGGCCCAGACGGTGGCGAATTCAACCCAGCTCACCAGCTCTTCGTTCGAAACGGGGTCATTGGTGACGACCTTCTGTTCTAAGGTCACACGGTGTCGCAACTCGCCAGCTTTCATCAGAATTGCTTCCTGTACCAAAGCAGACGGCCTACAGCCAAAGGCACTTCGGTGAGCCCGGATGCGACGGCCTCACGATTGGTAAACCAATGCCCCACGAGCAGCAAAACCGCCTGCTGCACATCCTTGGTCAGACCCATCTCCGACGGTAAAACCGGAGTTTCAACCAGGACGCGATCGCAATGCTGCTCCACGTGGGCCAGCGCGGCGTCGAGATACCCCTGGATCAAGTCGTCTTCGGCGTCGTGGTCGACCCTCAGGTGCTTTTTCACCAGAGATAGCTCGATCATCACTTAGTCTCGGCCAGAGCCTTCTGTTCCGCTTCCAAGCGTTCGGCCTCCAAGCGCTCCGCTTCGAGACGTTCCGCTTCCAAGCGGTTGGCTTCTTCAGCAGCGGCCTTTTTCTCCGCCGGCGTAGCTGGCTTGCTTTCCTTTGGCTTGAGGATTTTGGGCTTCCCGTCACCGCCCACTTCAACTGCCAACTGTTTGCCGATCAGCGTGTGCGCGTACTCGTCATCGGCATCCTCAAACACCTGGCCGCGCGTAACTTTGGCCGATTCGACACCCTCACCAAGCAAGGCGGCGTTACCGACGAACCCCCACAGAGCTTTGATCTTCATGTTGCCTCCAGAAATGGAAAGGCCGGCGTGGTGCCGGCCTCTGCGGAAAATGTCAGTTACGCACCGGCTTTGAAGGTGCCCTTCACCAGAGCATCCTTGCGGCGCACGCCCAGACCGAGACGCTCTTCCACCAGCAGCGCGATCTCGTTGCGGATGAACTGATCGTTGATCAGGCCCATCTTGAACTGGAAGCTCATGCGGTCGAACAGAGTGGTGGAGCGCGCGAAGTTCGCGACCAGGAACTCGCCGCCGGCGTCAGCGTCGCCTTCGTCCATGCTGTCCGAAGTGATCACCGGACGGCCCCACAGGATCGGCGTGACCAGTCCTTGGAGGTTGGCGAACAGGTAACGGTTTTCGCCGTCCTTCTGCAGCTCGATGTTCATCCAGTCCAATTCGGTCATAACGACACCGTCGGCGGACATCTTCGACTGCTTGCGGACCTGGTAGATCGCACGGCGAACCAGATCGATCGCGGTGTCGCCAGTCTTGCTTAGCGCGGTGTTGTAGTTGGTAGCCTGGGTCATCAAACCATTCAGGTTTTCGCCAGTGCCATCACCTTTCAGGATTTGCGCTTCTTCCTCGAGCTTGAGGTCGTAACGCAGCAACTGCTGCAGATAGGCGAACATCTGAGGCACGTCCGAGAGCACCTCGTCCGTGGCAGGCATCCAAACCGCGATCTTTTTCACCCGGTCAGTTTCGGTGGTGAAGGTGACATTGCTGGTCGGCTTTAGGCCGCCCTCAGCAACCGGCGCTGCACCGCGGGTGTGCAGGTTCTCGCGGAAGTAGGTGTAGCTCTGGCCGGAGACCGGGATCGTGGTCAGCAAATCGCGGATGCGCAACTCCTGCCGGATGCCAGGCTGGATCACCGGATCGTAGATCGGTGCAACCAGGCCCACGCTGGTGAGTTTCATTTCCTTCATTCCGGCCAGGTCGGATTTCTTGACCTCGATTTCAGCCTGACTTACCGACTTCTGCTTCAGCGACTTGTAATTCTCGTCGCCGCCGATCAGATCGATGAACGACTTACCCTCGCCCGGGCCGCCGCGCAGCTTGACGCCCTTCTGCTCCAGGTCCTGCACTTGGTCGATAACTTTCTGAAGGTCATCCTTCTGCTTCTGGATGTCTTTTTTCAGCTCGATAGCAACGGTGTTGCCCTTCTCGACTTCCGCGATCGCGGCGTCGTATTTGGTCTGCAGGCCCTGGAAGCCGGTCTTGAGTTGCAGCTCCAGGGAGTCCTTCAGTTCTTTCACTTCGCTCATGGCGATACTCCAAAATGATGAGTAAACAAGGTGGAAAGGTCTTTCAGCTCTTCCACGATCGCCGTGGCCTCGCTGCCGCCATCACGGCGCAGCGCGGGGTAGCCGAGCGAAGCGACCGCCGCCGCTTCTTTCTGAGAAAGCCCCATGCGTTCGCGCAGGGCGTTCTCGAAAATTCGAATATCGGATTTGACTGTGAGCACCTGGGCCTCGGGGTTCATGCCAAACGGCACAAACGAGGCCTCCCAGAGTTCGGCCTCCTTGATGACCCGAACGCGCCGGCCCGCGCGCTCTTCAAAATCCGCTTTGATGGTGTTGAAGCCGATCGACATGCTGTCGAGGATCTCGGACTTCATGAGTTCGTAGGCGTCGCGCGCGTAGCTGACTGCCAAGTTCACTTTGCCCTTCAGCAGCAACCCGTGATCGTCCTGGGTGTAGTCGGCCAGGCCGACCAAGCGGGTCAGGTCGTGGTAAAGGGCCAACTTCAGCTTGCCGCCGCGGGTCGTTTTCACTTTGGTGAAAGCGCCGGGAAGGATCACGTCATCGCCGAGGTCAACGTTGTTGAAAACAGCGGCATAGCCTTCGAAATTACCGGCGTCGTCGACCGCCTTGAGCTCAAACGGGACTTCAAGCTTCGACATTTTTTGTCATCTCCCACCGGGTGACCTGGTTGTATTCATCGCCTTCCAGCGGCATCTCGTTCTCTTTTTCTCGAACTTCGTTGATCGACATCCACCCAGAGCCGCCCGATCCGCCGAGGGCCGCCTGGTAATAGGAGGCGCGTCCAGCGCTGTCAGCGCGCAGCAGGCCTTCAACCTTGAATTCAACGAATCGGGATTTTTTTCGATAGACCTTGTCGTTCAGCTCATCCTCAACGACATCGATATAGGGCTTGAGCCCGAAGGTGATGTAGCCGGTGAGTTGCTGCTCAAGGTTGGAGCCCATGATCGAGGTCTTGCCGGCCCGGTTGGCCAGCCAGAGCGGCACGCCGTAGATGCCGGCGAGTGCCTCTTCTTGGAACTGTTGTGATTCGATGAACTGGGCGTCGCGCTGGCTCAGCCCCGCGGGCACGATCTTAGGATTGCCCTGCAGGATGGCCATCTTGCCGATGTCGTCGGCGTCCCCCTTACGCACGTCCGGGAACTTGGCCATGATCTGGGCTTCCTGCTGCTTGTTCAGGAAGTTTTCATAGATCACATAACCGCCAGTGAATCCGCCTTTGCGCATGAAGCGCGACGACCACTGCTGGCCGGCCTTCGCCAGCCCCATCGTTTCTGCTTGGTACTCGATCGGGGAAAGCCCAACGATGCCGTCCAGGCTGAACAGCTTGAAATGCAGCATGTTCTCCGGTGAAACCGGGAATCTGTCGCTGTTCTTTGGCGTCACCCAGTACACCAGCTCGTCATCGGTATCGATCGACACCATGTCGAAGCTCAACGGGACGAATCCAATCGCATCGCCGTTTCGATTGCGATCGATCAACGCAAACGCATTGCCCCGGAGCGCCATGTTCACGACGACGAACTTCAGGAAGTTCAACATCGTCATGTAAGGGTTTGGCTTTTTTAGCAGCTTCAAAGCGCTGTCACTGCCAGTGACCTGCTTGCGCCCCCCCTCCCCGTCGTCGAAAAGCTTCAGAGGAAGACCACTGAGCGATTCAGAAAGAATCTTCACGCAGGACCAGACCATGCTGATCGACAGCGCAGTCTTGGTCGTCACCTTCACGCCAGATTTTGTCGTCTTGCCGCCGACCTCCATGTCGAGCTCGACATAGTTGCCTGTCACTGGATCGGTGTAACCGAAGAAGTTCCAGGTGCTCGGGTTGTACCAACGAAATGCCATGGTCAGCCTACTAGTCCGAAAAATCCGTTATTGAGGTAGTCGTCCATGCCGCCCTTCGCTTCTGGGTTCATTGAAAGCAGCGAAACGGCGTTGAACGTGGCCATGAGTGGATCGATTTTCGCGGTCCCCGAAGCCTGCTTGGTGATCAGGAAGGCGTTTGCCGAGGGCACTCCCTTGGCGTTGCCGCAGCTCCAGGCCATGAGCGGCTGTCCGCAATGCAGCAGCGCGCCCTCCGCAAGCTTGCGCTCCGTGGTTTTGATGGCCCCGGTGAGCTTCCAGCCTTGTGAAATACCGATGATTTGGCTCTCTTCAATGCCGACATCGGCCAGTGCGTCGAGGACTGCGCCGATCCCGGCCGGGTCGAGACCGACCTTGTCCAGCAGGCCGGCCTGATTGATCCGGGCGACGATGGAAGCAAGGTGCTCGACGTCATCACCGATCTTTTCAACAAGCGTGAGATCGCCGACCGCGGCCAGATCCTTCAGCCGCGGTGCTTCGGATTTTCGACGTTCAAGAACAGAGGGGTGCGCGTATGCGTGGGCCCAGTGCAGCCAAGTGCGCGAGTCGCGAACCCGGCCCATCACCGCCAGCCCGAGCAAGTCATCCAGGCCCCCGCCGTCGACACCGACCTCGACGACTTCGCACTGCTCGAGCAACGAATCCAGCGTGAGCCCCGCCAGTGCCTGCGGCTCCCAGAAGTCAGCACCCACCCAGCTGTCGGACATCAGCGCGAGGCCGATCTCGATGTTCAGGAACTTGGCGAGAAAGCCTCGAATCTCGGCCTCGCCGTCCATTTCGGCCTGCATAAACAGCCGTTCAAGGGTCGGTCTGTCCACCGAGTACCCCATATTGGGGTTCACCAGGTGGAAGTTCTCAGGGCGGCGCGCCTCGCCGCTCTTGATCATGTCCTGTGGGAATTCGTAGATGACGGCCAAGAAGCGTGGATCGTTGATCCGGCCATCACGTACGCCCCGGGCGTAACTCAGTTTCGACTTGAAAATGCCCGCCGGCGGCTCGTTTGATTGAGTCGTCAGCCAGATAATGAAACCTTCTGGTCGGGACAGCAGCCCGCCGGTGGCTTCTCGGATCATGTCGGGCGCCTTGACGTTCTTGCCGAACAGCCAGGCTTCATCGATCAGCACGCCGACTGCTTTCTTACCACCGACCACGTCGCTGTCGGCCGCCACCACCTTCAGCGTGGCGCCCGTCTCGCGGTGAGTGATCAGCTTAAGGTGGGGCTGGACGTGAAGCAGCGCGCTGAGCTCCTCGTCATGCTTGACCATCGAGGCGCACGGCTTGAACGAGTTGTCGGCAATCTCCTTGGTCGGCGCCAGGATGATGAACTCAGCTTCGAGGCGCCAATTCCGGATCAAAGCGGTCAGCATGATTGCGGCCGCGATTGTCGACTTCGAATTCTTCTTCGGGATGCAGAGGAAATATTCGCTGATCAACCTGACGCCGGTCGCGCTGTCGTAACTGCCAAAGATGGCGCTGGCAAAGTCGAGCACCCATGTCGCGCACGCGGTTTCAATCGTTGGCGCACCAGGTGCGTCGACAATCTTCAATGCCCGGAAAACTTCGAGGCCTTCCTCGGCCTCAGATGGGAACAACGGTGCGGGAATGATGGATTCTTGCGCAGAGAGGCGCCGCCACCAGTCCGGGCAGGCAGTTGTCCATTGCATGGGCTACCTCGGCACGACGGAGAGTGGCGGTTTCCCTGCCGAATACCGGCCCTTGCCAGCTTCTTTCGCCGCCTCGGCCTTCTGTTCTTTCTTGCCGGCGTCGCCTTTTTTGCCGTGTACGTACGGCACAGCGGTCTGGGCGGCGTTGCGACGGTCGAAAACTTTCGCCTTCGGCTCATTCATCAGAGCCAGCAACCACACCAAAGGGTCTTCGGTGTCGGGCAAGCAGTCGAGGTACTCGCCGCTCGCCTCTTCGGCTTCAGGGCTCTGGTCGTCGGGCTCGGCGCGCTGTTTACGTTTGCGCTCAGGGTTAACACTCAGCTCCTGGCGCTTTGCCAGAATTGCCGCTGCTATTTTGGGGTCATTCGCCCATCTGGAACCGGCAGCAGATGCCGTCGAGGCCTTGCATCCTGCGGCTTCCGCTGCTTCTTTGTTTGACGCGCCTCGGGCTTTCGCGTCAACAAACTGTTGTTGCTTGTCTGTTAACACCATTAACAAAAAACCTCGGGGTCGGGATAAAAAGTGTGAATGCGATCGGGCGCGGTCTGGAAGGGAGTGACTCCCTATATTTGGATCCCCCCCCTCATAGGCGGACCCTATCAGCACCATTTTGGTGCATTAAATGAGAATTTATCGCATTAAGCCAGATAAGTCAGGCATATCGGGCTGCGTCTGCCTCTTCGGCCTTCTTGACCGAGTCATGGCAGGTCTTGCACAGGGTCTGCCAGTTGGACCGAGTCCAGAACAGCGTCATGTCGCCACGATGCGGGACAATGTGGTCAACGACTGTGCCTGAGGTCACGCGGCCCTCTCGCTCGCAGTAGGCGCAGAGCGGGTGAGCGTTGAGCCATCCCTCGCGAGCCTTCTGCCACTTGTAGCCGTAGCCACGCTGGTGTGCTGTGGTCTTGGTCGCGCGCCATGAGTCAGTGCTTACGCTGGCCAGCCGATCAGACTGAGTCTTGACCCTGCTGCCCAGCGTCTTGAGCCGTGCCATCTGATACCTCCTGCTGCTTGATCACCGGCACGTATCGACGTACTCGGTCGCCTACTGCTGTGACCTCTAGCAACTGATCATCAGGACTGAGAAGCTCGTCCGTCTCAACCACCATCACCTCGGCAGTGATGGCCTCGAGGTGGTGCGGCATCACTGTAATGGTCGCCTTCCACACACCACCTGGCTCTGCCGTCATGGTGATGGACGTGATGCCTGTCAGCTCACTGCCGTCGCTCAGCATCACCCGCGTGCCCATTGTCGGCAGCGGGCTGTTCGGGTTCAGGCTGGCCGCCGGGATGATCGTCGCCACGCTGACGCAACTGGTTGATTCGCTCACTGGCGATCCTCATGAACTTCAGGGCTCGATTGCGTACGGCTGCACACGTTGAGCAGGCCATCAGGCCGACGCATCCTGACCCTTCGAGACGCCGGAGGCACGCTCGTAGAATGCGGATCTTGCGGCGTCATCAGTGCGCAACTCACCACTACCTATTTGCTCAGAGTCCTGCCCGGCTGGTCCGGCAACAGGTTTCTTGATGAGCAACACGTCGGAACCACCTTCGAGCATTACGAACTTGCAGCCAAACTCGGTGAAGAGTGGCTTGATACTCGCCTCGACGGCGGCGCGTTGCGCGGAACTGAGGAAGCTCTCCACCTTCAGCACAACCAGATCACCAGGTGCAGGATGCAGGATGTTCGCGCTGACGTTTACGCCGAGCTTTACGGATAGGTCTTCGATGTTCATGGGATCTACTCAACTGTGCAGGTCGGCCACTTACATCGCGCGAATGCCAAGGCACCGGCGTGGTCGTGGTCTTCCGGCATGATCATTGGGAATGGTTTGAACCCGGGCACTGAGACGTACCAGGACTTCCTCAATTGGCCGGCGCCTGATACTCGGTGTCACGGAACTCAATGTGCGGGTACTGCACGCGGAATGTAGCGCTGGCCCCGCACGAGCAAAGGTGCGGGTACTGCGGTGGATTCGACATCAGCATTACGCCGGTCGGGCGCATAACGCCCGCATTGCACGAGTCGCACATATAGTCGACCTGGTGGGCGAACATGGCCTTGGATTGAATGCCCATAGCAACCTCGTCTCGCGCCACGAAACGGGCGCGCCTGAATTTGTGGCGCGGCTTACTTACTCGCGCTGCGACTGATGCGTCCATATCTGGACGCATCTCCGAAGAGCTCGGCTTACTTGCTCTGGCTGCGCAGGATCTGCGCATCGACCTGGTCAGCGCACGTGTCGAGCAGCTTGATGGCCTGATCCTTGAGCTCCCACACGTCGCCGTTGTCACGCAGATCGGTATCGTCTGCGTTGACGCGCTCGCAGGGGATCAGCTCAGGGGCTTCCAGCCTTATTGCCGTGGTCTTTGTTACCACTTGCGGCTTTGCCGCGCAGGCCGTCAGGCAAAGGCTGAGCAGCCCAATCACGAACAGGTTTGCTGTTGCGCTTGAGATCATCGAAATCCTTCTTGGCCTTTTTGGCCTTGTCTTCGCTGGCTTTGATGCGCTTGGTCAGGTCAGCGGTGTAATCCGCATTCCGTTTCGCTTCGGCGCGCAGCGTGGTGATCGTGGCCTGGCTTTCGAGGTTGGCCGCCAAAGCGTCGGTCTTGGCTTTGGTCTCGACAGACATCTCACCGCGTAGAGCGACAACGCGGTACTGCTGAAGGCCGATAAGAAGGATGCCCACCAAAGCGATGATGAATGCCGTTGCGAATGCCTTCATGCTGAATCCGCCTTGCGTCCGAGGAACCTGATGATCAGCTCGCGGATTGCTGTCACGCCGATGAATCCGATGGTGCCGCCGGCGGCTACGGACAGGCTCGACGGCCAGGCCATCCATTCGATGACGCTGCTGGCTGACAAGCTCAATGCGCCGCAAATCAGCGCCTCAAGCACGACGCGCCATTTGTTGGCCTCTTTGCCTTCATAGAGCACGCGCAATAACGAGATCGTTGCGGCCATGATCGCTCCTTGCCAGAGCGGCGTCGTGATGATCAGCCAGACGTGCGCCCAGAAGTCAGGTGTTTTTTCCGGCATCGTCGACATCCGACAGTCCACCCTTACGGGATCGGCATATGAAAAAGCCCCGGCAAATGCCGAGGCTCGAATTAGGTGATGTCTTTCCATCAGTCCGCCAAAGCCGCCCCCAGCACACTCGAGGTAAAGGGTCCAATGACTGCCGGTGTTTTTCCGTACGCCGCACTGCCGGCTAATCGACGTCCAGGCCTTTCCCAAAGGAACCACCCTGGCTATGGCGTCCTGCACACACAAAATAATCATTCATCATAAGTGTTGCATTCACACACTTATGATGCATAATGAGCCCATCAGCAAAACAAATAGGAGGGCTGATGAGTTGTAACGAGTTCAGGAGGTGGCTGCTAGCCCAAGGCGTAGAGATAGCGAAGCAACGCAAGAAACACTTCAAGCTCTACTACAACGGCAAGCAAACAGTTCTTCCAGACCACGGAGCCAAGGAAATAGGCGAAGGGCTCAGGAAGGCAATTATCAAACAACTGGGCCTCAAGGATTGAGGCTCTACCCTTTGAACCGTATTCATCAGCCGTACAAGAAACAACATCGACTCGACGTCACAGGAATATCCAATATGAAATACGCCGTGAAGGTTCACTACGAAGCAGGATCGTACTGGTCCTCGTGCCGAGACATCCCGGAGGCTCACAGCGCGGGTGATACCGAAGAAGAGCTTCTGACCAACGCAGTCGAAGGGCTCGAACTCGCCTTGACCATTTACGTCGATCAGTCTCGACCTATACCGCTTCCCTCGGCACCGGCTAAGGGCGAGCGTCTTGTGCATTTGCCTGCGCTGCTGGCGGCAAAGGTCGCGTTGTGGAACGCGATGCGTGAGGCCGGTATGCGCAAGGCTGACTTGGCGAGGTTGCTCCAGTCGTCACAAACGAAGGTAGATCGCTTGGTCGACTTTGAGCACAGTTCGAAAATTGAGCAGGTCGAAGCGGCGTTGGCAGCATTGGGCAAGCGGCTGACCCTTTCCGTCGAAGCTGCCTGACGCTAGAACGAAAAGCCCCGCGATTAGCGGGGCTGAGTCGATGCTGTTGTCATTGAGGGGCATTTCGCCTCAGCTTGGATCGCTCAGTCCGAGTATGAGCCCATGACTGCTTGAGGTCCTCAAACCGGTCATCTGCCTCCCATCTGGAACCCAACGGCGGCAGGCTATATGTGTCCCTCAGCGCCTGGGCCAGTAGATACGCTTCATAGCCAAAATAGCCGATAACTTCCGCCTCTTCGTTGTAAACATCGAACGGCGCGAGGGCCTGTTCGTCGACTTCGTGGAGATGCTGATTTGCCAAAGCTTTTTCAGTCGCAACCCAAGCTAAGCGACTTGCATGCTCGGCATCCAGCGAATGGATCTCTATGTCAGAAACATTCAGCTCCGGATAGGGACACGACGGCCAATTCATGTAATCCGTGTGGGGATCCAGTTGCTGAACGTGATCCCAATAAGCACGGACATTGACGCGAGTTTGAAGCACATACAGATCAAGCTTCGCAACTACCCCGATGGCAGAGTACTTCGCCGTCTTCCGCCGTTCCAGAGCCTTGAAAACTCCGTCTTTCAACCACCCAATGAACGCCGCTACAACGCCACTGGCCAACACGATTTTCGTGATGTCGATCCATCCGAGGACCGTTTCCGCCACTTGAGGAGTTTCCATTTCCCTTGCCCATAAAAAACCCGGCTCAGTATGGCCGGGTTCTTCGCTGTTGTGTGGGTGTCGCGCTGAATCAGCTGAACACCGTGCCATGAAAACAGGTGTTTATCCGCGAGGAAAGAACTTTCTACGCGGCCTCGCGAACCTGCTCAATGGCGCAGTCAATCCACGCGACTCCGGCCTTTATGATCTCCCGGGCCTTGGCCTCGCCCATCTTGGTCTCCCTCCCGATGCGAAGCGCTGGCCACTTCATCCCGAAGTACATCCAGACGAAGCCGCCCATTTGCGGATCGCGCTTGCTCAGCTTGGCCACCGCGCTGTCGACAACCAGCGCGACGTCGTCGGTGATGACGAATTCTGCCGTACCACCCTCACCTGCCGTGTTGTCTCGAATGAGCGCATACAGCGGCGACACGTAGCGCGGCACGCCCATGCCGGACATCCGCCACCAGCCCCATTGCTCCAGCAGGTATTCGGTGTCGCCCAGCGGCTTGCCCAGATACGTTCGTTTTTTCATGCTGCCTTCCTCGGCTCTGGTTCATTCAGGCCGAACAGCTCACGCAGGAGCTGATCGGCGACTTTGTTCTTTGCGTGCCCTTCGGTGATCCACCGCCCGGCGTAAGCCTGAAACCCGAGGCTGCCACGGTGGTTGCCCCAGTCAGCGACCAGATCCATCAATGCCGCTGCGCCGATCCGGCCGTTGGGCTTGTCCAGCAAAAGCCGGTTGCCTTGTTTCAGGAAATCCCGCTCCCCAGAGGTCAGGATCTTGCGTGGTAATGCTGCGGTTACTTCACTCATGGTCGTCTCCTGGCTGGGCTTGGGCGGCGCCTTTTTCAATATGGCTCCTCCCTTGGGATGGATGCTGGTTTGCGCTGAAAGCCCCGGACTCAAAGGGCTGCACGCGCGTACATACCGCAGGCTGTCCCGCATATGTCCCACCGTGGAGCAGGGCGAAACCTTGGTTGTCGAGGTGCTGATGCCATGCCTCCAACGCCTTGCGCTTCATGCCCTCGGCGGTGGTGTGGATGTAGGTCGCGTCCAGATCCTTCATGGCGTGGTTCAGCAGCATCTCGCCGACCATGTAATCGACGCCCAGATCAGCCCACGCGGTGCGGGCCACCTTGCGCAGGTCATGGCTCGACCAGTCACCCTTGCTCACGCTGGTGAACACCGTGCACGCCTTGCTGGCACTCAATGCCGACCCGTTGCTGCCGGGAAACAGGAAAGGCCCGCTGTAGCCGGTCGAGTGCTGTCGTGCGCGGTAACGCTGTAGGAGCGCGCAGGCCTGCTCGGTCAGCGGCAACGCGTGCTCGGCCTTGGTCTTCGTGTCGCCGGCGGGGATGAACCATTGCCGGGTCACGAGGTTGAGGTTCTTCCAGCGGGCCAGCCGGGTTTCCCCGAGCCGCGTGCCGTGACAGAGCATCATCAGCGGCAGCATGGACTGCACCGGCACGGCGTCGAACTGCCCAGCGAACGTCTGTAGCAGCTGCGGCAGGTCATCACCACGCAGGCGCGCAGCCTTGGGCCTGATCCGCGTCCGCACGAAGTCGGTGAACTTGAGATCGGTCATCGGGTTGACGTCGAGCAGCTTTAACCGGGCCGCTTGCCGAAACGCCGCCGCCAGCACGCCGTAAACCGAGCGCACGAACGACAACGCGTATTTCTCCTGCATGGGCCACATCAGCAGGCGGTCGAGCGAGGACCGATTGAGGCTGGCCAGCTCCAGTTCGTGAAGGCGCGGCACCAGGTGACAGCGCAGCGCCGACTGCGCGCTGGCCTTGCGCTTGGCCGACAAGCCACGGTCCCGCGTCATCCGGTCGGTGTACCAAGTCAGCACGTCGCCAACGGTGCGCCAACTGGTGGTGGTGGAAGCCGCTGTCGCGTCCACGGCTCGGCGTGCGAGGATGTCGGGCAGCGTGGCCTGCATCAGCTTGGCGTTGATGCCGGGATAACTGCCGGCCTTGCCCCACTTGCCGCTGACCACGACATGCCAGGATCCCTTGGCGCGGTCGACGGTCGAATAGCGCAAACGCAGCTGGGGATGACGAGGATCACGCAGCTGACGAACGCCGGTGGCCGCCTGTTTGCGGATCTCGGCGTCGGTGATTGCGACCCATACGGTTTTGGCTGTCTTACTCATCGTCCGGGCCTCCTCGATGGTTGCGGCCGGTGAACTTCAGGACCCGGCCTATTTCCACCTCTTCGTCGCTCGGCGGCTTCCCACCAAACGGCACGAAGCGCACGAACTGCCCCTGCGCCTGCACCAGACACGTTCCCGCCTTGCCGTGGCGGCACTTGCCGACGATCAGCTCCGTGACGCCATTTGCTCCCTCGTCGGTATCCGTGTCGCGATGAACGAGGATGACGACGTCGGCGTCCTGCTCGATCTGCCCGCTGTCGCGGATATCGCTTGGCCGTGGTCGCTTGTCCGGGCGATTGGTGGGGCCACGGTTGAGCTGCGCCAGCACGATCACTGGCACCTTCAACTCTTTGGCCAGATTCTTCAGTGCGGTGGAGATCTTGCCGACCTCCAGCGTGCGGTTCTGCCCGCCTTCGCCCGCGATTAGGGTGATGTAGTCAACGACGATCACGTCCAGCCCTTCGTGCCGCTGGCACTGGCGCGCGATCGAGCGAATGCGCGCGACGGTCATGCCGGCCTGATCGCAAACGTACAGCCGGGCTTTGTGCAGGACACTCACCGCGCTGGTGATGCGCGGCCAGTCTTCATCCTTCAACGAATGGCCTTCGTCCAGCCGGGTCAGGTCGACCGCGCCCAGCGAGGCGATATTGCGAGTCACCAGCTCTTCCTTGGTCATCTCCAGACTGAACACCAAGCCGGACCCGCCGAGCTGGGTGGTGGAGTGCTGGGCCATTTGCACTCCGAGGATCGTCTTGCCGGACGCTGGGAGGCCAGCCACGACGACCATGTTGCCAGGACGCAGGCCACGGATCAGCTTGTCCAGATCGGGTATCCCGGTCGAGAGCCCCTTCGGCGCCGTGCCCGAGAACTTCGAATCGATGGTGTCGATGACTTTGGGCAGGATGTCGCCCACCTTGTGATAGTCCGGCTCGCCGTCGTCAAGGTCGCGCAGATCGGCCATGGCCTGCTGGCCGCGCGCGATGATCTCGGCTACGGGCAGGTCATCATTGGCTGATTGGCTGATCGTGTAAGCCGTCTCCACCACCTTGCGCAGCACAGCACGTTCACGAATCACCCGGGCGTAGGTTTTCCAGCTCGAGGTGCCCTGCGCGTTTGACTGGATGGTCGCGGCGTAGCCCAACATGCTGCTGCCGTCGGGAAGGTACGGGTGGTGCTCGCTCACCATGATCACGTCGACTGGGTCGCCCGCTTCGTGACAATCCAAAATGGCCCGGTACAGCGCCGCGTTCTCGATCTCATGGAAGTCGGCGATCTCCACCTTTGAGCGGACCTCGTCAATCAGCGTGGGGTCGACGAATATCGCGCCGAGCAGCCCGTGCTCGGCGTCTACGTTGAACAGTTCGCGGCTCATGCGGCACCCCGCGCGGACGGCCAGCGGAACAGCACCACCAGCCCGCCTTTGTCGCGCAGACGGTCGACTGCTCGGTCGCCCAGGCATTGCCGAAGATCGGCCATGCCGAGGTTGCTCACCACGATTGTCGGCCGGAGTTGCTCGTACCGGCCGTTGATGACTTCAAACAGCACGGTGCGCTCGAAGTCGGTGCCGTGTTGAACGCCAACCTCGTCGATGACCAGCAAATGCGGTCGGACTAGATCGGCGTAGACCTGCGATTCTGTTTTGCTCGGCGAGCCGAAGGTGTCCTTCACGCTACGAATGATTCCGCCGGCGGTGGCGTAGCGGCCGACCAGGCCCTGCGAGCCGAAGTGGCGGATGACCTGCTGCAGGATGCCGGTCGCGAGATGCGTCTTGCCGGTACCGACCTGGCCCAGCAGCATCATCGAGCGACCGACGAGGAAGTTCTCACTGAAGGCGTCGATGTAACCGGTCGCCGTGCTCCAGGCTTGAAGCTTGCCCTGATCTTGGCCCGCAGCCCATGTATCCAGCGAGCAGCTCTGAAAGCGCAACGGGATCCCGGCGTCCAGCAAACGCTCATTCATCTGACGGTCACGGTGCAACGTCACGCCAGCCGTGCGGGTTTCGTATTCCTGCGCGTGGCGTTTGTCGAAATGGCAGCGTGGGCAGCCGTACCAAGCTGGCTCAGCGCCGAACTGCTCGACCAGCGAATCGGTGAATTGGCCGTGATCCGGGCAGTCCCGAGGCGCGGCTTCAATCGTGTATTTGATCTTCATTGGCCGCTCCCCGCGATCCGAAAGTTGCCGTTCTCGTCGCGCTCCAGGCCTTCCTCGTAGTCGATCTGGTCGAAACCGCTGTGACGGGAACGCGCGGCGACAGCCGCGGGTTGCAGTTCGTCTTCCCAACGCTTGCCGTTGAGCCAGCTGGTCGGGTGTGGGATGAACTGACCATTGCTCTTCAGCCAGTCGATGCTGGTCACTTGGCGCGCCAGCGCGGCGGTGATGACAGTGAACATTTCCGGCGTGACGGCCAGCTTCTCCCATGCGGCCTTTGCCTTGGCCTTTTGGACCTTGCGTGGATACAGCTTCCAGAACACTGCGAACCCTTCCTGTGGGTCGGTTTCGCACACAGGTTTTGGTTCCTTGACTGGTTCAGAAGGGTGACTGGTTCTGGGGGCAGCTCCTGCCCCACCCCCTGGGTTATCTCCTGCCCCAGGTGGGTTATCTCCTGCCCCACCCCCTAGGGCATTTGCTGCCCCACCATCAAGTGACAAGTGGAAGAGGTTGGACTGATTCAGCTCGCCCTTGCGGCGGTATTCCCGGCGCAGATATCCGGCCTTCTCCAGTTCACGAATGTGCAGCTTTACCGTGGAGCGGCCGATCTCGCACTGGTCAGCGATATGCTGATACGACGGCCAGCACTCCCCCTGGTCGTTCGCGTTGTCAGCCAGCTTGATCAGCACCAGCTTGCGCAGGGGATTCCCCACCTTTGTTTTCATGGCCTTGACCATCGACTCCATGCTCATTGCAGGGTCTCCCCGTTCGGGCGGCAGGCGCGGGATACAACATCAGCCATGCTTTCGATGCTCCCCCCCGACATCCGCAGAACGAGCAGACGCAGAGCCGTCAGCGAGTTCTTCATGGGGATAATGCAGTCACGAAAATCCTGAGAACTCATCTGGTGATCCGCCCCGAGAACACTGGTTTGAGCGACGTCGGTGCCGTTGAACGCCATACAGGCGAGCGTTAAGTCGTCGAACGCATCGAAGTACTCAACGCCCATAAGTGCGCGGCGCTCGGGCGGCTCAGGCAGAACCCGAGATGTTGGCTGTTGGATATCAGCGGGCTTCGTCTGGTCGCAGTTGACGCCGAGTGCAAGTCTAAGGCGACGGGTTTGCTCTTCCTGAATGCTGCGCGGCTCAACACCGATAATCCGCCGAGCCAGCACCCGGGCGCAGATCTGCCCTTCTAAAGCGCTGCAGTAGGCTTCCTGCTGGTTTGAACCCCAGTGATCGCGCGAACCTTCTTCGTCAGGGTTGCCAACTATCTCAACAGTGCTGTCGAGGAGGTTCCAGATTCGGTAAGCCAACTGCTCGTTGGTGAGCAGGCTCATCGTCTCGTCGTTAATGTGCACGGCGTCAGCAGGGGTTTGGAAATCGATATCGGTACTCATTGGGGCGCCTGCTGGGCCAGACGGAACCGGCCCTCGAAATATGGGTTGGTAGCCTGGGTGGCGGTGACCATCTGGGATTCGGAGACAAACCGGTTAAACGCGGCCAGCACGTCCGTTTTGTGCCACACCACGTATTGGCTGCCCTTCGCGTCTTCATGCCCGTTTCGGACCATCCCTGCTTGCTTGGGCATGTGCGGCCACTGCTGGAGCACGAACGTCACCGTGATCCCCGACAGCCCGAACCGCTTGTTCATGCTTTGTTTGATTCGCCCCAGCGGCACGCAGTTTTGGGGGCAGTGATCCCACGTTCGCTGCTCGGCAATGACCTCGACCCGGCGCTCGATCCGCTCGATCGCCACCTGCTGCTCAGCCTGCTGCTGCTCGATGTTGATCATCGCTTGGGCCTGAGCCAGCAATTTCTCACCAGGAGTCATCGGCCGCTGATAGCTCCCTGTTTTGCGGATGGTCGGTAGGACCTCGCCCACCACCCACTCTTCGAATGCCTCGGCCGCAGGAAGACGCGAGCGCATCACCAGACGATAAACGTCGCGTTCAGGGATAACCTTTACGTGGCGGACCTGACCCGTGATTTCGACGGGGCAGGTCTGAGCTCCTTTGCAGTGGGTGCGGATCGCTTGATCGGTATCGACGTAGTCCAACAACTCGGCAACATCACGAGCGATGAACCAGGCCTCGCCATTGTCATCAGTGATGACGCGAACGTCGGCGCCGTTGAAATCGAAATTCACAAGAGAACTCATCGGGAGCCCCCAACATGGACCGCATCGTGCGAAGCGCCGGCGTAACGGCTTTTCCACAAAAAGTTGCCACTGGCGAACTGAATGGATTCGATACGTCGTTCAATCTCGGTGGCCATTGGATTTTTCCAACCACCACTGAGCGACGGAACAATCTGTGTCAGCAGGATGGTGCGCAGCTCTCGAAACGTTTCGCGCGCCTCGTTCATCCGGGCCATCTGCTCGGCGCTGACAGTCACGTCGGATACGACCTCGCCTTCGATGACGAGCACAGTAGGCAGGGTATTCATTGCCCACCCCCGTCCGCTTTCGGAGCGATGCCACGCTGGACCGACCAGACAAGCGCGCTGGCGGCCTCAGCGATGAACACCAAGGTTTTCATGCCGTCGCAATAAGCTGTCTCGCCCATATTGAGTGAGTCATGAATATGACTGCAGATCTGGCCCAGGCCAGAAGTCAGGGTTTTAGCTGTTTGCAGTGCGTCCTCGGCCTTGATGCCCGCGGCTACGTTGAAAACCATCAGGCCTCGGTTGTCTAACGGGGTATCACTAAAACCTGATTCCACCGTGAGACCCTGTTGCACTACTGGCGATGTTTTGCTATTTTCGGGGCGTGACATATCGTTCTCCTGGAACGAAGATTTACGAAAGTCCCTGGCAGGGGACTGGATTGAAAGGCTCCCGAAGGGGGGCCTTTTTGCTGCCCGCGATTTAGCCGGTCAACAAATACTGCGATTGGCGGTTGTTCATTTCAGTCACTCATAGAATCGGCAAACGCCAATTGATGGAAGGCCCTGAACCGGGCCGGTGTTTAAAGAATGCAGATTCAGCGATTTCCAATCCACTGAACTCAATGCAGTTACTGAGTGCGTGCAGGAAAGCAAATTCGCGGCAGCTGCTCCGCAGCAGCAGCAGCGAGAGCTGGCGATCACTGAACGCTTCCGATACTGGATGCCTGAACAGACCCACTGAGGTGCTGTGATTGAGGCGCTATCAGAGACACAATCGCTTCAAGGTCGGGGGAAGCCTTCACTGAGGATCCGCCTGATGGAAAGGGCTTCAGCTCAACAGCCTCAAAATCCCCCCCTTGCTTTTCCTGTACAAAAATATGGCGCCCAGTCTTGAGAGCCTTACTGACAGCAGCCTGAGTTGTTCCGAGGATTTTTGCGGCTTCGCCTTGCCCTTTCTGGGTCGCGAATTCCGCCAAGGCAATGCGAGTCATGTGCTCACCTGAATTTGGCTATTACACGAAATATAACCATAAGTATCATACAGGTCAATACCGCTGGTTTTTTGAATTAAAATACCTTTGGTATAGGATTGCACGATGAAAAAAAGATCTCTCAACCCAGAGCAGGCCGCGGAATGCGAGGCTTTGAAGAATATTTTCAAAGCGCGCGCCAAGAGCGCGGGCGTTACTCAACTCGATATCGCTGATGCGCTGAATGTCACCCAAGCGGCGATTTCACATTACTTAAACGGCGTGAACCCACTCAACGCCCGCGTTGCAGCAGTCTTTGCGAAGTACCTTGGCGTTCCTGTTAGGTCCTTCAGCCACCGGCTTGCCGATGAGATCGAAGCGACGACCGAAGCTGCCAGGCTCGGGCTTCGAGGGCTGAACGATGGGGAGAACTTCAGACTGGTCGAGCTCCCGGGGATGGTGTACCGGTATCCCGTTATAAGCTGGGTTTCGGCGGGCAATTGGGCCGAGGCTGTGCAGCCTTACCCAGACGGTCACTCTGACCGGTACGAAATCTCCGACTACAACTCAAAAGGACCGGCGTTCTGGCTCGAGGTGAAGGGAGATTCGATGACTGCCCCGTCAGGACCTTCCGTGCCCGAAGGCATGATGGTCCTAGTGGATACTGAAGCAGAAGTCACTCCGGGAAAGCTGGTGATCGCGAAGCTCGGCAGCGGAGAAGCAACGTTCAAAAAGCTCGTTGAAGATGGTGGAAACCGGTACCTCAAGCCACTTAACCCGGCATACAAGATGATCGAGTGTAATGAGGACTGCCGCATCATCGGTGTAGCGGTCCGCATGGCGGCTAAGCTGTAGCTCCACTCCCCTACGCTCCCTCCAGCAGATAAGGCCCGCCGCACGCGGGCTTTTTTATGGTCAAAGAAAAAATATAACCAATAGTATTGACAGACTTTTATAACCGCTAGTATCTTTCCTCCATCGAAACCGGATTTGGAGAGCAACATGAGCATCGTCATCGGCAGCTGGCAAGGAACGCTGGGCGGAGTATTGGCGCCACGGGAGCTGGAGGGAGTACTGCACTGCGCCAATGACTCCACGGTGAAAGAGGCTTCAAAGGCAATGGGCATCAGTCCCGAAACCCTGAAGAAGAGGCTTGAGAGTGCCCGATTCAAGCTCAAAGTCTCGAGTATCAGAGCTTTGGTACTGGAAGCGTTTCGGCGCGGGCTGATTGCTACATCTTGCGCAGCGCCAGCGGACCCTGATCCACAACATAACCGCGAACGGGATCATCTAGGCGTTTTCATCGCATGACCGCTTTCGCAGCGGCGTGCGCCTTCGTGGTAGAGGACGCAGTCCGGTGCTCAGGCTGATCTGACCCGTTAACCACACTGAATTTCGCGAAAGCCAAAAACGCGGCGGGCTATCGGCTTGCCTGGAGAAAGCATATGTCGGCCACAAACCGAATCACCCTGGTGCTCCGCCCGAATGACGGCGCGACTCTGGAAGACCTGCAGCAATACGCCAAGCTCGGGATGCCTGTCGGAGTGGGTCGCGCGCTTGGTGTCATCACCAGCGCAAGCGAAGGCGACGCCGTAGAGCGCGCCGAGCAGCTGGAAAATCAGGCGGTCCTCGCCGAGGCGGCAATGCGGCGCGGCGTCCTGCTGACGGACAAGGATTGTCAGCCCGCGCTGAGACGGGTGATAGATCACGTGCCGGAGCTATATCGCGAGGTGGCTCACGCCATCATCGAGCGTCATCTGCTTGCTGGCGACGACGAATCCACGGCAGAGGAAGCTGCTGACCAAGCCATTCGCGTTCTGGTGATGTTCAAGCAGCGCCTGGAAAAGCTGCTGGAGCCGGACCTGCTGACGCCGCCGGGCCAAGCCATTTCAATTACGGAGAAAGACGTAATTGCCGAAACGCCTTACGCCCAGGTGCGCGTCACCGATATCGGCGAATGGATCAGGACAGTCACCAACGCCAAACGCTACGAGTGGTTGCGCGACAGTAATCGTGTTGAGGATGCTGATACCGATCTGCTGGCAGCGCGCGGTGATCAGCTTTTCTACGGCCCTGCGCTCGACCGGGAGGTGGACGAAGCAATGGGGCTGGACCTGGTGAAAAAGCAAGGTGAGCTCGTATGACGACAATCCACCCTTCTGGCTCACAGTTCCACATCCGCACCGAGTTTCAAAGCCTCGGCGAGCGCCTGATTCGCTTCGGGCAGGCTTTGCAGAACCCGGAAACCACCGTGGGTCAACTGACCCAGCTTGCCAACTCCTGCGGCATCGCCTTGAAGCTGCGCGCGATAGCGGACTCGGGCGACAGCAATCCTCAGCAATGACGCGTCAGTCTCACCAACAACAAAGAACCTGACGAGTCAGGAGTAAACCCAATGCGCTACATGACCATCAGGAAGTTCGCCAGCGAGTCTGGCTACAGCGAGGACGCTATCCGCTCGAAGATCCGCGATGGCATCTGGCGGCTTGGCGAGATTTGGTACAAGGCTCCGGACGGCCGGACGCTGATCGATACAGAGGGATATGAGTCATGGGTAGAGATGGGCGGGGAGTTCGGGCGATCTCCGATTCGAGTATCGAAATCACGTTCATGTATCGGGGCGTCCGGTGCCGCGAGCGCATCACGCTCAAGCCCACCGCCACTAATCTGAAGAAAGCCGAGCAGCACAAGGCCGCGATCGAACATGCAATATCAATTGGCACGTTCGATTATGCGGTCACCTTCCCCAACTCGGCCAGGGCAGCGAAATTCGCGCCGGAGGCCTCACATGAAAAAGTTGCCGGCTTCCTCACTCGGTGGCTTGCGGCGAAGAAAAAACACTTGTCCAGCAGTACATTCGACGGCTATCGCAAGCTCGTCGAGCACCGCTTGGTGCCCGCCCTGGGCGCGCACATGGTTGTGGATTTGAAACGCAAGATGATCAAAGACTGGCTCGACACCTTGGAAACCAGCAACAAGACGCTGAGCAATATCCAAAGCTGTCTGCGGTCGGCACTCACCGAAGCAGTCGACGAGGAGTTAATCGAGAACAATCCGATGGCGGGGTGGACGTACAAGCGCAAGTCCGCTCCCAGGGAGGAGGACGATGTAGATCCATTCAGCCAAGACGAACAAGCGGCTATCATTGGCGCCCTTACCGGCCAATCTGCGAACCTTGTCCAATTCGCGATGTGGACCGGCCTCCGGACGAGCGAGCTTGTGGCTTTGGACTGGAGTGACGTTGACTGGATCCGCGGCGAGGCGGTCATCACTCGGGCGATGACCCAAGCTTCAAAGGGCATCGCAGAGATTCCAAAAACAGCTTCAGGTCGGCGGACTGTGAAGCTGCTCGGTCCGGCGATGGCTGCGTTGAAAGCCCAAAAGACGCATACGTATCTAGCAGGAAAGGAAGTGTTCCAGAATCCGCGCACTCTTCAACGTTGGGCCGGGGACGGTCCGATCCGCAAGACCATGTGGGCCCATGCAGTGAAGAAGGCCGGGGTCAGGTATCGTCGGCCGTATCAGACCAGACACACCTATGCGTCGATGATGCTTTCAGCAGGAGAGCACCCGATGTGGGTTTCAAAGCAGATGGGCCATACCGATTGGAGCATGATCGCGCGAGTGTATGGGCGATGGATGGAGGGATCCCATTCCAATGAGGGACGCAAGGCGGAGATAGCGTTTTCGAGCTATAAGACCGATGCCACTGTGCCGGAACAATCCGATGGACATGGGCATGAAGGAAAGGCAATCTGATGTCTACCGCGGACCCGAGCCAAAGCGCTTCGCTGGGGAGCAACTGCATCGCCCAAAGGAACTGGCATGCTAGATTTTATAAGGCACTTTAGAAATGGAAGATAGGGGTTTCTGGCGACACGAAAGAATCGCTTTCCTTGCGCTCGCCACTCTTAAAGGTGTGGGCTTCAAAACACTGTACAAGATCGCTCAATCCGGCATCAGTTTCACTTCAGCACTTCGCAACCCCGCTGAAGCTGGGTTGGCTAAATTCGTGGCTGACTCGTCCTTCGGCTTTGAAAGCCAGAAGGGTCTATGGGAAGCAGGCCTACAAGAAGCAAAGAAGCTAGCCGCTTTAAATGTCTCGCTGCTTTTTAAAGGCGAAAACCGATTTCCAGAGAAGTTGGCCCAAATTCCGGACCCGCCTCTGTGGCTGTTCGTGCAAGGCTCAATCGAAAACTTGTACATGCCAGCAATGTCGATTGTAGGCACTCGGAAGCCTTCGGAAGACGGCGTGATGATTACCAGGTTGCTAGTTACCGCATTAGCTGGCGTGAACTGCGTTACAGTCAGCGGCTTAGCGCTAGGCATCGATCAAACTGCGCACGTGGAATCCATGAGGTATGGAATCCCCACGGTGGCAGTCCTTGGCACCGGGATATCGGAAGACTACCCGAGAGGGTCAGAAATATTGCGCGCCGAAATCATCGCGAAGGGCGGCACTGTAGTGAGCGAATACCTGCCAAATCAGTCCTACAGCGCTGAAAATTTTGTTCGACGAAATAGACTGCAAGCGGCACTCGGTGACATCCTTTTTCCGACCGAATGGAAAATCAAAAGTGGAACGGCTCACACGGTAAACTTTGCTCACAAATACGGTAAAAAGATCATCAATCTTCATTTACCTATGAGCAAAGAAATGAAGCCCGAACTAGCCTTTTCAGCCAACGCTTACGGTGCGATATCTCTCGAGATTCCAAAAGATTTCTCCTTGTTAACAGGACTGATCTCGGTGTCGACAGAGCCGGGACAGGCACCGCTTAGCGAACCCCCAGAATACGTAATGCCGGACACGGCAGATCCTTCGACAGGTTCTGAGCTTAGATCCGATGATGCGGTAGGCCTTGATGTTGAAGTTGCCGAAAATGGCAGTGACCCCCAATTACAGCTGTTATAGACGGATATCAGGAGTAAGGATGCTAGCTCTAATTACATCACCTGCGGCTTTAGTAGTAAACGGCAGCCCATCCAAGGAGCTAATCGGCGCCTTAATTAAGATTCGGGCCGCCGGCAATGCGGTAGGTGTTACTTCCAACCATGCAAAACCAGCCTGGTTCGACGACGCCTTCCGTGGCACAGACATAATCTTCATCGCTACCGACGCCCGGCAGACCGGAGAAGTTATCCGCAACGCAGCTCGAGCATTGAAAGTCGAGACCTACGACATCATGGTCTTGGCGGTTAAGGCTGAAGACATGCAGATGGCGAAAAATGGCCGTGCCATGTTAATCGCTGCAGGGTGGACCAAGGATAGAGCGATCGCAGGCTTGGGCATCAAGGTGAACAGCGCAGCCGAGTTAGAAAACCTCGTAAATCTGACTGAAGGCTGGACAGGCCACTGGTGGTTTGAAGGCAATGCTGAAAAATACAATGCCCGCGCCCTGGCCGATCTTTCAGGATACGGGAATAGCATCACTGCGACTCAGAAGAGCTTCGCCAGCAAACTTACGGTCACGGTCAAAAGTGGCGGAACGCAGCTCACCGCATTGTCACTGCTCACCGCCCGATCGCTGCTTATCGACGGTATCTATGAGACAGAACAACTGCTGTGGGGGGTCTATCCTTCGTCTCAAGTGACCGGGGGGGATACGGAAGTGCTCAGTGACTTTACTCATAGCCTCCGAACGACCGTTTCACTTGCGCGGTTCGCCAAACGCGACGAGCCGCTATTCGTGAGGCATACCGCCTCAATCAAACGCTCTCAGGACCGGAGTTCGGACAGAACTGATCCTAGTGACCAAATTGCAACATTGCACCTCAATCCCTTCTACAAAACACGCTTGAGAAACCGCAACGTGGTCATCATCGATGACTGCACCACCTATGGTTTATCGTTCGGAGTTGCTGCCGCGTTTCTGAGAGCCGCCGGCGCAGCAAGTATCACTGGCGTGGCGCTTGGAAAATTTGGTGGAACGATGAAGTACTACGACATCACCATCACGTCGGACCCATACGCGCCTATTCCGCCGGACGGATATAAGTCAAAACCCAGCGTGGCTTTTGCGGGCAATACCGACCCCCGAGCACAGCAGAGCTTGATTAAACTCATTCCATAGCGGACTAAAGCAATGGCAGCTTTATGACAGCATTTGAGCCGAAAGCCTTATAGAATGGGGGTTGGCTGCGGGTTCAAATCCCCCCGGCTCCACCATATCCTTACACAGCGCCCCGTTTTCGGGGCGTTGTGCTGTCTGGAACTAGCGTTTTCGGCTAGTGCGCCACTGAGGTGTGACATTCAGGTGAGGCATTTCCGGCGCCTACCATGCAGCGTAACCCTTCTTATCTGACCCTCAACCGCCACGGAACCTTTTACTTCCGTATCGTTATCCCTCAACACCTGCGCTCTCTCATGAGCGAACGGCGTGAAATCAGACGAACCCTCAAAACAGACAGCCTAGCGTTGGCCCGCCGACGTGCGCGGCAGTATGCTGCTCGCTATCAGGCAGCCTTTGACAGAGTGACGATAGTGATCGAACAGGACGAGTTGGGCCTTTCAGAGGATGACTACGCCGAGCTGCGGGATTTACTTCCGGACTTCTCCAGCCCGAAAAGCTCAGACAGTTCCCATGGCCCTGTCCTTTCGAACGCCGAAATCGAGATTCGGCAACGTCGCCGTGAGGTCGAACGCCTGCTAACTGGCGCATACGGCCGATCAATCCCTCTTGAGCAAGAATCGCTAGCTAAGCAGCTGCTCGAACTTACCCGAATGTACATGCCCACCGAACTGAGAGCCGTTCTGCCGAAGATCCGAGACGAGGTGGCACTACGGAACATAAAACCTACGAAAAGTGTTGAGAGAGCGGCTGAAGAGCCCCAACCGTCCTTAAAATACGACTCAGCCATGGTGGACTGGACTCTGTATGAAGTCTGGCAGCACCAGCTACAGCGCGACAAGGCAGACAAGTCATCTAAAGGTGGCCAAGCCAATCACGGTGGCACTCAAGAAGAGCGAGAACGCCGCGCCCGAGTCATGACTGTCCTGACGGAACACAAGCCTGTAGTCCAGCTGAGCAAACGCGATTGGCAAGCGGCCTACGATGCTGCTCGAAAGATGCGAAGCGGTGCTGATGCCTCCATAGCGCCTTCCCCAACTCCACTGGCTCAGTTCCTAACAGACGACCCTGGGCAAATGACAGGGCATGAGCGAGTAAGCGCCCTACTCGCATCAATGAAGCAAATTCAGAATCATGCAAGGCACCTAGATTTAACCTCAACCAGGGTAGACGAACTGATCATTAAGCCTGTACAGAAGAGGCAAAATGATCGAAATCGTGATGGCGTGCCATTTTCCTCGGATGATGTTGACGCCATCTTTTCAGGGTTCATCTACCAAGGGCCAGTGCCATCAGATCGTACGAAGGCGTACCCGTTCTGGTTCTGGATGCCGCTTGTAGGCTACTTCACGGGGGCACGCACCAACGAAATAGCGCAGCTTGATACCGCCGACATCAGGCTCATCGGAGGCTACTCATGCTTCGACTTTTGTGCTGACGATCCGAAAGCACCGGAAGCAAAACGCATCAAGACAGGCGAGGCCAGACAGGTCCCAATCCACCCACGATTGATTGAGCTTGGTTTTCTAGAGTACGTCGACAGTCAGCGCCGTGAAGGCCAGAAGAAACTTTTCGGAGATGGACTTACCTACCTCCCGTCACGGGACGATGGCACGGATCACAACAAGGAAGGTTGGGCCAAGGCTGCGGGCAAGTTCTTCAATGAGAAACCGAAAGGTTATCTAGTCTCTATCGGCGTTCACGAGCCTCACGATGGTAAGAGCCTTTACTCATTCAGGCACACGCTTGAAACAAACCTAGGCAATAGCAAGCGCGATGGGCATATTCACGAAGACACCATCGACGCAATTACCGGCCATGCACCACAGACAATATCTGGAAAACACTACGATGCTGGCGCTACTCTGGAACAGAAGCTTCACGCACTCGGATATCTGCCCACATCTCCAGCAATCGAAAGGTTGATCAGCTACCAGTCCAATTTCGTGGATCGATTTCGCGAGATTCTTTACAAAAGCGTGGCTGCTCACCGAAAGAAATATCCCCGGCTCATCGGCGATGAGCTTAAGGCTTAAACAGCGGCGCCCGATTCAGCCTCTGCTCAGCTGGCGGCAGAACTCCAGAGAGCAGGGCCAGATCCATGCGCAGGTCGAACCAACGAGCTAGGCAACGCACGATCAAAAGCCCGCAGCCCGCCCCCCATACTGCAGAGACTAGTTTAGCGACTGCTCCCAAACGGTAGTCGCGTGCAAACAAGGCTCTTCGAGGCTCAACAGGGATGCTTTCGAGCAAACCCTACCAACGCCTTTGACACCAATCCACCGGCCCTTCAAGTCGAAAACAAGCCGATCCATAGACCTACTACAGATAATCTGTACTATGGCAGGAGTGCACAGGTTTCGAAGCGCTCAAGGCTACTCGCCACGCAAAGGAGTGAACAGTGATAAGTGATTTTCAAATATCGAACTTCCGTCAATTTGACGAGTTAAAAATCGGCAAGCTCAACCGTATCAACCTGTTTGTCGGTAAAAATAGCGCTGGTAAGAGCGCGCTGCTCGAAGCGCTGTTGCTTTTCTTCTCGCAGATGTCCGACAGATACCTTCCAGCGATTCATATATCTCGACAGGAAACTTGGGATCAGCGGGATAATGGTGAACAAAGTCCGCTACGGCACCTGTTCACCCATCACATGCTGCCTGACATTGGAGCACCCGGGTTCAGACTGAGTTCGTCGAATGACCCTCGCTCATGTGAGGTCAGGACAGCTGCATATGTAAGAGAGCCCGAATCCATTGGCGCAGTGTATAAACTTGTTGAAGTTGCTGATATCGCACAAGTAGACCCCGACCTTTATGAGACATTCCTCGTTCTAACGAAAGGCGACCACAACAAAAGGCTTGCTCGAACCAACTCGTCCATGAGCGACCTGCGCAGAAGAGCCATCCATTCTCGCCGATTAGAAGGCGCTACTCGGGAAACCTGCTTTTACATTCCAACAAGCGGTCTTGGAGATTCGAGTACTGCCTACCTATGGGATAGCATAAGCCTTACCGATGGTGAAGACGAAGTAATAAGAGGACTTAAGCTTATAGAGGAGCGAGTTGAAGGTCTGGCCTTTGTAGCGTCAGAGGGATCGAGAGAAAGTCGCATCCCACTCGTCAAGCTGTCAGGGATATCTGAGCCGATCCCCCTAAAAAGCTTGGGAGATGGCATGAGCAGGATATTTCAAATCGTTCTATCGCTAGTCAATGCAAAAGACAGCTTCTTGCTGATCGACGAGTTCGAAACAGGGCTTCACTGGGGAGTTCAACAGGATGCATGGGATCTAGTCTTCAAACTTTCAGCTCGACTTAATGTTCAAGTCTTTGCAACTACACATAGTCGGGATTGCATCAAGGGTTTCGAAACTGCATGGACCAAAGACGCAGAAGCAGGAGCTTTTATTCGCATTAACAAAAGCGAAAACAAAGTCACACTAAAGGAATATGATCTTGAGCTCCTTCAAGATTCGTTAATGACGGACGTTGAGGTTCGGTAATGACACTACCCTTCAAGCACAAAGGCCCTCGAGTACTGTTAACCGAAGGCAAGAATGACTGCCATTTAATCTCATCTCTTTGTAACTATCACAACGTCCCTCAAAACTTTGGTCTTCATGAATGCGGTTCAGACTCTCTGGTAATCAAAAAGCTTGCCGCACTGATAGCAAGCTCTGAACCGATGGAGGTCATTGGAGTAGTACTAGATGCTGACAATCCTGGCATCCAAGGGAAGTGGCAAGCACTACGTCAAAGATTGGAGCCCGAAGGTTACGTAATTCCCGGCCAGCCCGATCACAATGGCACGATCCTACGCTCTGAGGGTAAGCCGGTGATCGGCATATGGTTAATGCCTGATAACAATCTTGATGGAATGTTAGAGGACTTTTGCAAGCAGCTAGCTCACCCAGATGCAATTGAGTTCGCAGAGTCATGTGTGATGCAAGCAAGGGAGGGTGGCTTTTCAAGCTTCACCGAGACACATTGCGCAAAAGCAGCGATCCACACCTATTTGGCCTGGCAAGACGAGCCTGGGATGCCAATGGGGATGGCTGTGACAGCTAGGGCGCTGGATCCGGAGCAACCAATCGCCCATCGGTTTAACGACTTTTTGAGGGCGCTCTTCTAGCTCAGTCTATAAGTGTGCTTCATGCAAACTTCGTGCATGTACGAACCTGCCGTTCGGCTGTTGACGGCTCATCCGGCAGAAGCCCATTTGTAGATCAAGACGAATATCTAATCAGTACCAGAGAACTCATAAAACGACCCATTTACCTTGCTACCATCAATTCACCGCACCCGTGCTGACAGACCGTCTGCATTCGACTTGATGAGCACGGCCTTGGTGACGCCCGGTAGCGAACCAGCCATTGCGGCCGGTGACACAGGCAGAAATCGGCAAAAGAATATCGGCGTCTGTTCCCAATGCGATTTATATGGTTTCACGCATTCCGCAAACCTGATTCATCGACGACGGCTTCCGATTTCAGCATCTTCAAAATCACTAAGGCAAAAGCACGGCTTTTTCTTTCGTTATCCAGCACCTCCAAGGACAGCTTCTCGTGGTCGGTCATCGCGTCCAGCACGGTGTCCAGCACGCGCTTGGGGAACAGGCCGTGCATCACCTGCTCCACCGAGTGGTTGTTCACTTGGGCCATCACATCTTCCTGGCGGCTGATGCGTTGGGCGATGCCGGTGAGGAACTGCAGCTGGTCGTCATCGCTCACCTCGGCCCCGAAGATATCGTTCAGCGCCTCGATGATCTCCGACAAGCGCTTCTTCTCCGGGTCATGCGGCTTGCCGCTGCCCACGTCGCTGCCGGGTTTGAGGGTGTAGTCGCCGTCTTCTTCGCTCAGGCGCAATTGATGTTCGGCGCGCTTGCTCAGGCGGTAGTGGCTCAATTGCAGCTCGCCCACGTCCACGTCGTCTTGTTGCAGGCGGTCCACGCGCAGCAACGGGTGCAGGTGCTTGGCGTACACACAGAGCTGCTCCAACTCGCGATCCTCATACGGAACGATCTGTGAGAGGAACTCGTACAGGCGCACAAAGCTCTGCAGGTTCTTGCGGAATAGGTCGAGCTGGTCCATCTGTTCGCCAGCTTCCTTCAGCGCGTGCTCGACCTTTTTCAGGCCGGCGCTGTCGCCATTGGCTTCGGCCGTCCGCTTGTAATCCAGCGCCTGCTGACGCGATTCGACTAAGAAGGCATAGCGCTTGGCAAAGCGCTCCTTGGCCGGCGTGCAGTAGTAACTGAGCTTACTGGCCGCTGCCTTGGGGTCGAAGAAGGCGATGGCGAACGCCTCGACCTCCTGCCAGTGATAGATACCCTCAGCAT